TGGGCTACCAAATTGTCTGGCACCAATAAATAGGTAAGGTTTGGTATCCGTACCAGATCCTACGTGAGTTTCATTTAGAACAGTTAAAGGCTGTCCATCAACCCACATTCTCAATGCTTCAGAGCCCGAATCTTGCCAAGAAACTGTGATTTGATGCCACTCGCCATCGTTCAAGGCGTATGGAGCCTCTGCTGTTGGGTCATTATCAGCCAAAAGTCCTTGAGTGGCTCCTTTGAAATAAATCTTTGTTGGAGATCTCATTTCAATGAAGAAACCATTTGGGCCCTGACCAATAATGTGAGAGTGAACGAATCTCATCCAACTGCCACTCGCCGGGTTATAAGTCGACTTAAACCAGAAAGATATTGTTTGATTAGTACTACTTCTATAGTCATCGGTCATTGCTAATCTAGTGTAGTCACCACCAGCTCCTGAAACAAGAACTCCATCAACAATTGCAGCATTTCCAAACAATGTTCCGTTTTCTTCAAGATGCGCCGAGACGTGGGACGTCCCAGAGCCATTTGACTCACCGCTAAAAAAAGGTCGGCCCTTTGCTTTGCTTAGAACAGCTTTAGCCAGCCCTCTAACTTTAAGAATCGATGTAACACCGATTCCCGATATTTTATTAATATTTGCCATAGTTATTCTCCTTAATAAAAAGAGGCCACCCGAAAGCAGCCTCAGGCAATTAAATTTAATTAATTAGATTAGTTTAACTCTAACCAAGACTGTTCTGGATTGAAAAGAATGATATTCGAGTCAGGTGAACAATGACCAATTATTCTAGCAAATTGACCAGATCCGGAAGGCGCAACTGTTGTATAATATCCCGCAGTAGGTGAAACAAAAATTGCTTTACCTGCACTATGATCTGCAAGAATAGTTGTTGATGGATGATAGTATCCTTTAATAAGAATTCCGTCAGCCGGGCTAGTTCCTAATGCGATACCGATCAAAGTATCAGCACCTTTAGTAACATCATCAGCATCTGTAGCTACCCACCCACTCGACGTCAATGTGTACAAACTTCCAGCTGAAAGTGTTCCGCTTCCAAAAGTAACGATTTCACCGCTGCCTTCACCTACTGCTAATTGATCTGATCGATGATCTTGAGTAACTTGACCGTAGATATCTGCAGAGGCTGCACTAGTTTCAACGTATTTACTAACGATTGTGATGACATCATCAGCCAAAAGATCAAAACTAAATACAAAGTCTGCAGCAGTTATTGTGCTAGCATCGATATAATAATCAGCTTCTCCTAAGCTAACTTCGCTACTAGTTCCACCCATCATTAATTGACCATTGTGATAAACATCTACCAGACTGTCTCTATTGCTAACCGGAAGATTAGAAAGATTAACGCCTGCGAAAGATGAATTGGTTATTAACGACGTTCCCGCATTAACTGATCCTTGCAACTTAACCACTTCTTTGATTACATTATAAGGGGCATTAAGTAAAGTGGTGCCAAAGTAAAGAGAGCCATCTACGTTGTACATAACTCCGTCTACTTTACCAACAGCAGCATATTCTGGTTGAGTGGCAAACAAGCTATCAAATTCAATACCTACACCAGAAAATCTGTGTGTGATTGTATTGTTGTCTAATGATGCAGAGAAGATTAATTGGCTTCCAGCTTCGGCATATAATGACATTGCGTTTTCTTCAGAAAGAATAGACCCAGACGCCATTTTCATACCCATCCATCTCTTTGCGTCAGTACCTAAGTAGTTTTGCTCAGAAACTGAGGGGAAAAGATCAGCATTAAATTCACCCACGGACATATTTGAGAATTCATCACCACCGTGAATACGTTTAATTGAAGATGCGATATGAGAAAATACACCAGAAAGATCTGATACGTTTAAATCGGCTAATGATCCAGCTTGATGGGTGTCGACAATTTGATCTGCTCCGCTAGTAAACGACCCAGTAATAGCCTTAAGCCTTAGTTGTGTTTTATTTGACATAATTTACTCCTTTGTTTTGTATGTCTAAAACTTTACAAAAACAATACAGTAACTTGACCTAACAGTCTCTTTACACTATACCAGCTTATACAACACAACCATATTAATAATTATCTAAAAAATATGTTAAAAACTTGTAAATGCAAATTTGACTAATTAGTATATTAATACTATATAAAAACTTAAATCAATGGAGAATTTATGAGTTTAGGAAAAGTATATTTAGCTAGTGGGTGGTTTAATCCAGAGTGGTTAGAAGAAGTAGAAAATATCAAATCAGTATTTGAAAAACATGGTGTAAATTATTTTTCACCAAAAGATGAAAATCTTTGTAGTGAAGATGCATCAGAATCTTTTCAAGATCAAGTATTCGCAGGTAATATTAAAGGAATGACTGAAGCTTCATGGATGCTTTGCAATACTAGAAACAAAGATATGGGCACTCTTTTTGAAGCAGGTTATTTTCATTGCTTAGAAAAACCTATAGTTTATTTTGCAGCAGGATTACCTGCAGGAGCACAATTTAATCTTATGTTAGCAGCTAGTGGAGTAAAAGTATTAACTTCAATTGAAGAATTAGATCAATATTTAGAACAATGCAATTCTGAAGGACGATTATTAGTTGAACGTTACCAGGGAAAAATAGAATAAACTCATAAATTCTTTTAGATATTATCATTAGGTCAGAATAATTAATTCTGACCTTTTTTATTTTAGGAGACGAAATGAGATTATCTAGAAGACAATTAAGAAGACTATTAGAAGAGCAATATCAATTATTAAATGAAGCAGCAAAAAACTGGGATGAATATATTAATTCAGGATCATCACAGTCTAAAACTGATAGAGAAAGTATTAGAGACCTTTGGATGGGTAAGTCTGGAGTACCTGGACTAGGTGGAAATAAAGAAATGTACCCAGACACAGTTAAGTCTTCAGCGTCACCTTCAAAATTCTCAAAAGATTACAAAGGTTGGACTAAGTGGTATTTTGCATGCATTAAAGATAAAAATTCTTTAAAGCTTATTGGAAAAGAAAATAAAGTAGGTCAACATATTAATCCATCTGAAATGGCTGGATTGATGGTTAAAATGATCCCTAGAAAAGGATTGGAAGACGCAATTGCTCAAACAAACGATCAAATGGTCAAAGATTTCATGAAAGATATACATTACGGAAGTGCACTTCCTGAACCAAAGAAAGCTTTTGATTTCATGGCAGAACTTGAAAAAATAAAAAAGACCAGTGGCAAAACAAGAACTGGTGCAGAAAAAGAAATGGGCTTGGATGATGTAACAGACGCAACACCCAGTCGTCAATCACCTCAAACTAGATCTAATCCTGATGCTGCTAGCAGCAGAGCTAAACCAATATCAGTTAAGTCTCCTAGTTTAAAAGAGGGTAGAATTTCTCGTGCTAAAATAAGAAAAATGATTTTAGAAACACTTAAAAACTACTAATAGTAAGGAAGATTAATATGAAAGCATCAAGAAGACAACTAAGATCATTGATTGAATCAGTGATGAAAGAACAACAAGAACTAGGATCTGCACCCAGTGCTTCAGGCTCTGAAAAAGAATTGGCAGGCATGGAAGTACCTAACAGGACTTTCAAGTACAAAAACGACGGTTATACTTATATAGTCATTAATGATATGTGGCATGTTATTAAAGGCAAGAAAAGCATGGCACGCAAAGAGTCAGATTACATCAGTCTTGAAAAGTACCCGTCAAGCTTAGCAAAATTAGACAAAGCGCATCCAAACGCCAGATCATCACAATCCAAACAAAAAGCTAATCAAGATCTTGAACAAAAAAAATACTTAGATGATCTAGGTAAAGAAGTTGACAGCAACGATAAAAGAGGCAAAGCTATTGACGATGCATTTACTAGCCTTAAGAAAGAATTGTCTGAATTTGAAAAAACGATTTTAAAAAATAGTGCAATTGCTGAAATGACGGCCGGCGCTGCAAAAAGTCGTGGCACGCGTGAAGGTTCAGCGCTTATGTCCTTAATAAACACTCCTGAGTTTAAGTCATTTAAGACGATACACAACAATCTAAAATCAAGAATTGAAAAAGCTAAAAAAACTCAAGTTGCTGATGTTAGCCTGTTTGATAAATTAGCTAGCTTTGAAATTAACTATTTAGGCGGCTTAAAGGATCTTAAGGACATGTCTAAGACAGATCTAGGGCTGGACTTAAAGACCATGACTGCTAGCTACCAAGAAACAGTTGATGCTTTTGAAAAGATAAGTGATAGTGTCGACGCAGTCTACAATGCACAAAACTCAAGTAATTCATCAGGAACTTCAGGATCTAGTAGAGTAGGTGCACAAAACGAAGGATTAAGCAGAGGAAGCCTATACAGAAAAAGATACTGGGGAAGATATTAAAAATGAAATTATCTAAGAATCAATTTAAAAAGCTAATTAATAAAATTCTTTTGGAACAAAACGGTCAAAATCATGGAACAGATATCAAAGATGACATAAATATCTTGCTGAATTTTACAGAACAACTTAAACGTATGCTAACATCAAAATTTGGTAATTATTCCAAATTCGAAGGAGCTAATACCATAGAAATTCAAGGCGATGCTGACTTCGGAAAAGAATATCTTAAAAGCATATTTGATGATCTTGCTGAAATCGACACATTCGCTCAGTCACTAGATGGCAGCGAAACAAGCGATTCGCCGGCAGTTGGCAGTCTAGAAGTATTTTTAACTAAAATTGAAAACTCTATAGATATAATCGACAACAACGATACAGTGATTTTACCTGGGACCAATGAAGACGCTATTAAGATTAAGCAAGATATAAAAGCATATTTAAATGATATTAAAGAAGAACTTGAAAATATCAAATTCGATATTGAAGATGATTTTGAATTTGCACCTGGAGAATCTAGTGTTGAAAACCCTGAAAGAGGAACTCAAAGAGTTGCTGCAATCAGTTACAATTCAAACACAGAAGGAATTCAAAAAATTGTTGATCCGTATGAAAAGCATACTAAGCATGATGGTGCATGGGGAAAAGGTACACAAAAAGCATGGGAAATGTACATTGACGGAAAAGAAACTGTAATTGGTAAGTCTAAAGAAAAAGACGAAGACGGTAATCCAAAAAATAGAATGTTTAACCCAAACTTTGATAGCAAGTTTAAACAGACTTTTCCTAACGTATCACAAGAAGACATGGAAAGAATCAAGTCTACGCTAAAGAAAAATACCAAAGTCTTGACTGAGCTAGGTTACGGGGTTGGCGCAAAGCATGTATTGCAATTTTTAAAAGACATTAACATGCCGAGTGTGGTAAAAGACGGAAACAAATCTTCTGGAAAAACATCAAACCCAGCTATTAAAATGCCTGAGATGCCCGAAGAAATTGATGAAAAATTCATTGAAGACATCGATGCATCAATGTTTGCTGACGAAGTTAACAGTAAGAAAGATAAGAATAAGTTTTTACAAAATGCAGTGGAAAAAGCAGCTAGCTTAAGAAGCAAACTTAAAGAAAAAGGTGAAGAAAGAAGAATCAAAAACTTAGATAGCAAAATTAAAAACATGTTCAAGAAAAACAAGAACGCACTAGATGCTTATGAAGCACAAGTAGAACAAGAATCTTTACAAGAAGGGTTAAGTAGAGCTTCTCTTTACAGAAGAAGATATTACGGAAGATACTAATATATTCAATTTGTAAAATTAATCAGACTCCTAGTATGTTATAGACTAATAACTTAACAACTAGGAGTTTTTTTATGAAAAATGTTTTTATCACTGGCGAGCGAGGATTTATTGGAACTAATCTTGCGAAGCGTGCCAAACTAAATGGTCTTAACTTTATTTCTGGGGTGCACGAGATAAATGAAGATGCCGCTTTTGTTTCACAATTTACAACAGAAAAAGGCGAGCCCTGCATTCATCGAAACTCAGAAGAGGCTTGGGCATCTTTTTTCAGAGTCAACAATATCGATGTCGTTATTCATAATGCAGCCGTTGTAGGAACTGATGTCGTAGCGCTTAATTCAAAAGAATCAACATTGACAAATGTTCAAGGCACTTTCAATATCTGTCGTGCTGCAAAAAAATGCGGAATTCCTGTATGTTATATGGGCACGACTGTTATTTATGATACACCCAAGTATCAAGAGACTGCTATCGAAGAAGACTCTGATCGTGGTCCTCATACTTTTTACGGTTGTCAAAAGCTAGCAGCTGAAGAAGTAGTTAAGTCTCATAGTAGTAAGTGGATGATTATTCGACCTCTTTTTGCATACGGCGGTGAAGGTGATATGAATTCTCTGATCGCAAAAACTATTTATGCAAAATTAAACGGCGTAAAAAAGATTCAAATGTTCTTGGATCCAACAAAAATTAAAGATTATCTACATGTCAATGACTATTGTGATGGTGTATTTTCCTGCATCAAAGAAGACAAATGTTGGAACAACGACTTTAATATCGCGGCAGAAACACCACTTGTGACAGGAGAAATAGTAGAATTAATGGATAAAGTATGCGGCCAGAGTTTCGCAGATACAATTGAATGGCTACCCCAAACAGAATATATGGGTAATCATATCTTAAGTGGTAGAAAAGTCAGAGAGTATACTGGCTGGTATCCTAAGATAGGTCTCGTAGAAGGTATACGCATGTCATACGAAAGTATTTTAAAGTCAGAAGGGTATAATCCACTTCGTTATCTTGAAGAAGCACAAGAAAAGAATATCGATTTGACGGAATTCTTTTAATGACCGAAATAAAGGCGGGTGACTTGATATCAACTTTGGACTATAGAGGTGAAAAAGTATACTCTATAGTCCTTAGCTGTTATAATAGATACGGCTTTAAAGAGATACAAGCACTGACTAAAGGAAAAATAAAAGCAATTGTTTATGACGGCGCAACGTCAGTTATAACACTAGAACAAGAGGTAGAAAAATGAAAGCAGAACTTCAACAACAACTTTATGAAAAATACCCAAACATCTTTCGCCAGAAAGACCTAGACAAAACTGTGACAGCAATGTGCTGGGGAATCTCTTGCGGAGACGGATGGTACGACCTAATCGACACCCTATGTGAAAATATTCAAAATCGAATTATCAATGTTAATAGAAACAAGCCAGAAGAAGAACATCTTATTTGCGAAGCAGTTCAAGTCAAGGAAAAGTTTGGTGGCCTCTGCTTTTACACGTACGGTAGTGATGATTATATTGATGGGTTGGTAAGCATGGCTGAGTCTATGTCATATCATATCTGTACAGAGTGTGGCAAACCATCAGAAAAGCAAGATAATAATCGCGGCTGGATCTATACATTGTGTGAAAATTGTAGAGAGCGTTAATACTTATATCTAAAAAGGTCTTCGCGTGAAAATATCAAAAAAACAATTGAACACATTAATAGAAAATTATCTTATTTCTGAAGGAAGAAGAGATAGAGATTATATTAACAATTTAAACATTTCTGAAGAAGATAAGAGAATATACTTGAATGCCGAAGCCAGCGGTCTTAAAACTCAAGACTTCTCCTGGATTCAAAAAATTAGAGACAACTTTGACCTATTTCACATAATTCAGTCAGTTTTAGAATTTAAAACTGAAGCATTTAAACAAAAAGTTAGGGTTAAGTCAAAGAGGCTTAATGACCCTAGCATATTATCTTACTTAAACCTCTCGTCCTTTAGTTCAATTCAAGAGCTAGACAACTTTATACAGGGTGTCAATGTTGATTTAAGCTCGCACGACAGAAAAACCATGGTTTCGTTAGAGAACGGTACTGATCTAGAAATTGTTGGCAAATTTGGCCCGTGGACCGTTATTCTGCCTAAGACAGTCAGAGGGTCAGTTTCTTGTGACTTTGACAACCCTCAGTCCACAACTTGGTGCACAACAAAAAGAAATGGGCAAAACTTATTTTATTCTTATGCCGGTGCACACGGAGAGTCCATGATGCTATTTTACATAATGGACTATAATAGAAAGCCTGACGACCCACAGATATATCAAGAAAATCCTTGCATGGCTAATAATTGTTCTAGAATGTCTTTAGGTTTCGTGGAGGGTCAAATTGAGCTTCATGGTCAAGACGGAGGTATATCTGTCGATGCATCAAACAAAGGGCTGACACAAGCATCTTTTTCAAAAGCGCTAGGACAGTACTATAACGATATTATGAGCGCAATTAATTCAACTGTTCAAAAGTACAACGGCATAAGTCCAGCAATTGAAATATTAGAAAAGTCCGCAGAAAACTTAGAAGTTTTAATATCTGTCATCAAAGATTACGGTGAAAGTGAAAAAAGTGATTTTATAAGTTCGGTTCTCGATCAAGGAAATGTTTCACCGGAAGTATTAGCTTATTTGTCAAACGACAAGAGCGAAAGCGTAAGACAAAATGTTGCATTAAGAACTGATGATGAGGTTTTACTAAACAAGTTTTCAAATGATCCGTCACCTGTTGTAAGATTAAATGCAGTAAAAAATATTGGACACAGATCCATGCCATCTAAGTCAGAAATACTAGAAAGACTATCAAATGATAAAGATGAAACTGTAAGATCAGTAGTTGCAAGAAATTTAGAAAATTTACAACTTCTAGAAAAGTTATCAAAAGACACTTCAGAACATGTAAGAAGATCAGTCGTGTATAATGAATTGACGCCTTTTGAGATATTAAAAAACTTAACAAGCGATCGATCAAGTGGCGTAAGACAGTCTATAGCACAAAAAGATCCAGTAGACTCCAGATTGTTAGATATCTTATCAGATGATGCTGATAGGAGTGTAAGGTCAGCAATTGCTCAAAATGAATCAACAGGCCCGACGACTTTGCTTAAAATGACTGACGATACTGTTGAATGGGTAAGGGTATTTATAGCAATGAATGAATCAGCAACTCCAGATGTCATAGACAAGCTATCATACGATACCAGCAAAAGAGTTAGATCATTTGTCGCTTCAAACCCGTCAACCCGATCTGAAACTTTGCAAATAATGTCAGGAGACAGTGATAAATGGGTAAGGCAAAATGTTGCAGAAAATCAAAATACAAATGTTCAAACTTTAAAAGAATTACTAAACGATAGAGACGAACAAGTAAGAGATAGTGCCAGAGATAATTTAGAAAAAAGAAACTTAAGTGAAAGAAAAAAATACACTTTGAAATTTCTGTTTTAAGGAAGCGAAAACTATATAAGGGCAAATTTATTTACGGTAGTGCTTCTGATAACAAGGTTTAATAAGTAGTTAAAAATGTAATCTTAAACTCCTTGTGGTATACTATAACAAAAATAATACCAGGAGTTTTCTTATATGGATATCAAATTACTTACACCACCCGATCGATTTGTTGGCTTTCACGGACACACAGGCTTTTCCGTTTTTGATGGATTAGGTTATCCGTCTGATCACATCGACTTCGTACTAGAAAACGGCATGGATGCCTGGGCATTAACTGATCATGGTAACGGTAGCGGTCTTGCTCACGCCTATAAGCACGCACAAAAAGTAAAAAAGCAAGGCAAGAAATTCCGTCAAATTTACGGATGTGAATTCTATTTTGTCCCCTCACTTAAAGATTGGAAATCAGACTACGAACAAGCCAAGATCGACCGAGCTGCAGCAAAGCAAAAAGCGATTAAAGAAGAAGAGGAAGGCGGTCATATTATTGAAAACGAAGATGAAACTAAAACATTCGAGCTAGGAAAAGACGAATGGAAACGACGTTATCATCTGGTGGTTACTGCACAAAACCGTGAAGGTTTGGGTAACTTGTTTACTCTAATTAAACGTGCCTATACTGACGGCTTTTATAGATATCCTCGCATTGACTTCGATCTTCTTAAACAATACGGTAAAGGGCTTAATGTTTCCACAGCTTGTCTAGGCGGTATTTTTTCGAATCGCATTATGCGAGGAAATGCTTTAAAGCTTTCTGACGAGCAAATTCAGCAAGAACTGTCATACTTATCTGAACGTTTTGTTGATGCAGTTGGTGAAGACAATTTCTATTTGGAATTGCAATTTAATCGACTTAAACAACAACATCTTGTAAATCATCATATGTTACGTCATGCGCAACAAACTGGTTTACAACTTATTTCCACACCAGACTCACACTATTACTCACCTGATAAATGGGAGGCCAGAGAACTTTATAAAAAATTAGGGTGGATGGGTAACGACCCAAGTCCGTTACCGGAGTTTGAAGATCTTAAATGTGAACTGTATCCAAAAAATGCAGGTCAGATGTGGGATGAATTTACACGACATTATGAAGAATACAAAGACACATATGAAGGTTTCGAAGAAACGATTAAAAAATCTATTGAAATTACACACGATATTGCATGGGAGAAGTGCGAAGACTGTTGGATTGATACTTCTGTTAAGCTTCCCGATTTCAACAACCCTAACCAATCTGCTTTTCAACAGCTTGCGCAAAAAGTTAAAGAGGCACTCGTTAAGGAAGGACTTCATACGAAACCTGAGTATGTTGAAAGAACAAAAGCAGAACTCGAAGACATCAAATTCCTCGGATTCGAAAACTACTTCTTAGTAATGAATGAGGTATTCCATAAAGCTGCTGATCATACTCTATTTGGCGCAGCACGTGGTTCTGGTGGTGGTTCACTTGTAAACTTCTTGTTAGGTATTACGCAGGTCGATCCTCTTAAATACGACTTGCTATGGGAGCGCTTCCTAGGTCGCCATCGTACTTCGTGGCCCGATATCGACTCTGATGCTGGTGACCGTGATGCACTAATCAATGCAGCTAGAGAGCTGTATGGTGACGAAGCAGTAATTCCTGTATCCAACTTTAACACGCTTAAACTCAAGTCCTTGGTTAAGGATATCGCCAAGTTTTATGGTGTCGACTTTGGTGAAGTAAATAAAATGACCGGCCCACTACAAGATGAGGTTATGTCACAAGCACGTGATGAAAATACTGAGAAGTCTGTATTCGTTCTTAAGCATGAAGATTGCATGCAATTCTCTAAAGGATATCGTGAATTCATGGAAAAATATCCAAAAGTAAAGGATCATATCGAAGCTCTATTCATGCAGAACCGCTCGATTGGTCGACACGCTGGTGGGGTTATTATTGGTCCTCCTCGTGACCTAGAACAATCAATGCCTATTATTGGCGTGCGTGGTGAATTACAAACACCCTGGACTGAAGGTATGAACTTCCGTAATCTCGAAGATAACGGCTTTATTAAGTTTGACTTTCTTGGCCTAACACTATTAAAAGATGTTGAAAACTGTATTAAGCGGATCTTAACACGTGAAACAGGTAAAGAGCCTACATTCTTAGAGATACGCGACTGGTTTGATAAGCATCTTAACTGTCGATATGTCGATCAAGATGATGAAGAAGTTTGGAAGCATGTTTATCATCAGCGTCGAAAAGTAGGCGTATTTCAGTTTACAGCTGAAGGTGCTCGTCGTTTCTGTGAAGATGCCAAACCAACTAATATTGAAGAATTGGCAGCGCTAACTGCAATCTATCGTCCTGGTCCTCTTCGTGCAAATGTGCATAAGAAATATGTAAAAGACAAACTTCGTGCTGATGAAATTCACTATGAACATCCAATCATCAAGGATATTCTTGGACCAACCTTTGGCCACGTAACATTCCAAGAGCAGTTCATGCTTCTTGCGCAGAAGCTAGGAGGTTTCACGCCTGCTGAATCCGATAAACTTCGCAAGACGCTGGTTAAGAAGTCTCTTGATACTATGGGCAAAAAAGGCGATGAACGTGAAGAAGCTCGCATTAAATTTGTGACCGGCGCAAAAGAAATCAATGGTGTACCTGAACATGTTTCACAAGAGTTGTGGGAACGGATCGAATTCTTCTCAGTTTACGGCTTTAATAAATCGCATGCGATTGCTTATGCTATCGGCTCTTATTACGCTGCTTGGTTACACACATACTATGAAACTGACTGGCTAGGCACAATTCTTGAGTCTGAAAACAATAATCCAAATGCACTATCAAAAGCAATTGCCGAAATTAAAGAAATGGGTTATCGTGTGGCTCTTCCTGATGTTAATGAATCAGGTACTTACTGGCAGTGGTCTGAAAAGAAACAGGCATTTATCCCTCCTTTAACTTCAATTAAAGGGGTAGGAAAAACAGCAGTTGTTGAAATTATGCAAAATCGACCATATGAATCAGTTGCAAGCATGTTGTTTGATGATGATGGCAAATGGCGACATTCCAAACTTAATAAAACAGGGTTTGCGTCTCTGTGTCAAGTAGAAGCATTTAATGGATTACAAGAAATGTGGGATGGTACAATTGATAATCATAAGCAGCTCTATAATATCATTATTGACAACTATTCCAATCTCAAGAAAAGTAAATGGGGTATGACAGCCCGTAAAGCAAAGAAAGAAAACGCCCCTGAAATATTACCAGTTTTAATAGATGAAACAAGAGGTACAGAAGACTGGGGTCGAATTGATAAACTCACAATGTATCAAGATCTTTGCTCAGCAACTCGTGATGATCTGGCCTTTCCTGACGAAATGATGGAAAAGATTCGATCAGCAGGAGTAAAATCCGTTCTTAATATGCTTCCTGGTGAAAAATGTATCGCCTGGTGTTGTATTGTTGACATGATTAAAAAGACAACAAAAAACAAAAAGACTTTTTATCGACTTAAGATTACTGATTACGAAAATAACACAGGTTGGTTAAGAATGTGGGGTGAAAAACCTGAATCGATGGTGCCATATTCAATCTGGTTGACAGAAGCGTCTAATGATCCTAACTGGGGTGCTAGCACTAGTTCAAGAAAAATTAGACCTTTAGTTACAGATTAAATATATATGTTATATTTGTTAGTAACAAATAGCTTACAAAGTGGCCGTGCAAGGTGAAGACTACACTCGTGGTTATGATCTACCCGTGTTTAAAACAGCTTAAAGATGAAGGAAATTATGAAAATTACAAAAAGACAATTAAAGTTAGTAATTGAAAATTATTTAAGAGGACCTGAGCTTATCTTTGAAATAAAGAAAAAAGCCTTTAATCATTTTATACAAAAAGGTCAGATCACACAGAGCGATTTCAATAGATACGTCTTTGACAAAGACTGGGTATACCCTTTTAACGACCCTATTATGGGAAAAATACTCTTTAACACGCTTAGTGCAAATCAAGGACATAGTCTAGGTGACATATCACAAGGTGGCGAAGAAATACTCAACAAAATTGTTAGCAACGCGCGCAGAGGTGATTTACCGCCTAGGGCTATGAGAGGTACCGGTGGTCAAATGATCGACATCCTTCCAAAAATTGACGTCAGTCAGCCTGACAACACAACACTAACATATGACGAAGCAATGCAATACATAGAAAGTGGATCAGGGGTAGGAAAAAGATCAGATATTCTTAATCGTGTAATTACAGATGGAATCAATGGGCGAACTTCAGAATTCGAAGTGGTTGCAATGCCATCATCTGGCAATCCTTACTTTGTTGCTTATCCTAAAACTTACAAGGGATCAATAGCTTTAGGAAGAATGGGTCCTAATTATGAGTATCTTAATCCAAACTCGCCTGAAGAAAAAGCACAATTAGGTGAGATGAGTTGGTGCACCACAATTGATGGTGCTGGAAACATGTTTCTTAACTACCATCAAAAAATGAACTTGCACATGTATTACTTGACACGTGTTAATGACTACGACCCAAATGCCCCAGAAAGAAAATTTTGTTTAAGTTTTATAAAGAAAGGAGACTATGTTGCCTTAAAAGACGGTAGTCACGCAACTGTTGACGGAAATAATCAACCTATTTCTAAAGAGAGTGTAATAAACATTATTGGTCAGCGACTCTTTAGTTTGATTGAAAATGATGTTAAAAACAATCCAGAAAGAAAGGAAATTAACCCAAAGGAATATTATAAATCGATCAGTCTTGAGCAATATCAGGCAATGAGAGAAGCACACCAGTCTGAAAATGATATTGCACTTTTTGTTCAAGAAGCCAGAGAAATTGCAGTTCATACACAAAACGAAGACATTATTATTGAAATGATCAAAGATCCTCATAAAAGAATTAGAGGGGTAGGTATAAGATTTGGGAAGACAGCAAGAGCAACTCAAGCTGCTATCCAAACAGGAGATATAGACGAATTAATTAAGTCATACAATCTTCCACTTCCTTCCGGTCTAATAACTGATCTTTATCATTATGAAAAGCAGTCTTCTGGAGGTAAAGCATCTGGGTTTTACATGTGGAACATGTTAAGATCCAACAGTGCTGTAAGACCAATCTCTCCTGAACTCTTTAGTGAAATGGTTGATGATGTAGTCAATGATAATTATACGTATGCAACAGATTATCACTCTAGAGATCCGCAAAGAGCTATTTTACTTCACTCTATTGTTAAAAAGAAAGACATGCTAAACCCAGAAAGCATAACTAAACTTTATGAAAAATTTAGCAATGATAGATACACAGACCGCACTGGAAGAAATATACCTAATTTAATTGCACACCCAGAATGCCCAAAAGAAATTGTTGATGAAGCAATTAGTGACAATTTTATAATGACTCCGACAAATTCTTCCGGAGATCTTGAAACTTCAACCAATGGTGCGGGTGAAAGCATATCAGAGGTTTCATATGCAGCAAACAGTCTAATTAGATTATCTGATAATAGCTTTTTTCAGTCTCTTTCTAAAGAATCGTTTGATACTTTGATTGACACTTTAGCGTATGTAGCAAAAGGACATTTCTTCATGTCTAATCTTAAACTAGACCCTGTTTATATGATCAAGACTTATGAAAGAGGAATTCACAGAGAAGTACTTTTTAATTCTAATAACTATGAAAACAAGCAAGGCATAAAGACACTTTCTTTTAGAACTGAACCTAGTTTATTTGCTCCAACTATTTTAAAACTCCAGAAAGATAGGCTGCACGGAGAGACGAACACAGAAAACCTGACTGAGCAGCAGTCCAAAACAGAAAGGCTAGCTTTATACGTATCTTTGTTTGTCCACCCGACAATTGTCAGTGACATGAGCGAGTATTTCTCTGACGAGTATATGGAGATCGGGCAGCTGTTAGAAGAAGATATTCATGGTGGAACAGAATCTAATTTTGCAAAACTCTTTGACAAGTCTTACGGTAAACCTGTAAATATTGACAACTATTTATCAGAAATTATTGCATATATGCAGACTTATGAAGACGAACCAGAAGACGGAGAAGATAGCTATAATGAATGGATACTTACACTCTATAACATGGCGAGCTATGTCCTCAAAGGAAAGGCGACATGGCAAAGTTATTCTCAACAGAACGGTGTTCCTTGGCCAAACAAGTTTAATAAATTCTTAGAATATTAATACATAACAATGTAAAGAATACCTTGTCTAAGTATAATATTCTTAAACGAGGTAACTAATGTCGCACAGCACACCCATTGATTATATTTTTATTGAAGGTCCTGACTGCTCTGGTAAAACAACATTATACGAGATGATTCATAAAGAATCAGGTTATAAATGGAACATCCAGGACCGGTCAGCACTGTCAATGCTCATTCACGCAAGATACTACGGTAGAGATACTTTTAATCATGTTGAACAACTTAAGCGTGAATTGCACAATTTAAACAATCAGCTAATTATTTGTTTGCCTGATTGGAAGATCATTGTTGATCGTTTTCAAAAACGCGGTGATCCAATTCAAAATATCACTAGTCTTAAATCTTTATATGATTTATTTGAAGAGGCTGCAAATGAATTCCAAAATTATCCAAACGTAACAGTTGTCAGAAAGATCGTGGATGAACAGCTGGTCAAGTCTTTGGTGAAACATTATAATAGTGTTACTAATAACAGAATGATTGATATCAGCTCTCTATCTACAATTTTGGCCAGTACGAAAGAAAATAATGAAGTATTAGGTATTAATTTTGTTCATTATGATACAGGTGACTTTTCTGATGTTGACAAAGACCTTTTACTATACGAAAAAGAAAAAGAATATTATGAATATATTCAAGACAGAGTCTTTGAAAAAATCAGTCTAGAAATGAAAGGTAAAAATGAGTATGGAAGAAAAGAAAGCTTGGAGTCTAGAAGATTTATTTACACTGATGATTCTTGTATTAGTCTTGCTCATTTTTTAATTAGAGACAATCACCTTGACGCAAAATTCTTTTTAAGATCATCAAATGTAAAAGAAACTTTAAAATATGACCTAAACTTCATAAAGCATTTGTCTTCTGAGGTTTTTCGTTACTTTAAGTGTGATCGACTAGGGCACTATTGCAAAATTGAAATTAAAATTAATTCAGGACATATAATCTAATGGAGAAAAAATGAAAGATCAAGATTTAATTCCCGTAACAGAAAATTCTTTGCGTGACTATAGAAATGCAAGAGAAGAAAACCAATTAAACGCTGTATATGTTGCAAGATGGATAGAGTATAAAAAAAGATATTTTGCCAATTTTCTTTCTTATGCTTTTGACAAAGAAGGCAACCTTTATAGACGTGACTTCTTAAAAAGCGACGGATGGCTTATGGTAAATTCTTTTGTTGAAGCAGACTTGGAAGGATGGGGTTGAAATGTGGGAAATGTATCGATCGATAGGTTCAGCAAAGTACTACGTTTACAAAGATGCTGATGTAGAAAGAATCAAACTGAGAATGTCAATTTATAAAGACGAACTATTTAAGATCACTATTATCTCATATGATGGATTACAAAGCTATATAAAAACTATAAAAGTTCCCTCAGGAGAACTGGAAGACATACAAAACGAAGCTGTAAAATATTTTAATACAGTCAAAAAGAAAGAAAGAAAAGCATTGTCAAATTTTATTAAAACGAAAAAACTATATGACGAAGCTTTTAAAACAATCAAAGATACAGAGGAAGATAATGAAAGTTAAAATTAAGAAAATGCACCCCGATGCAGTTATCCCTAAATACGCTAAAAAGGGGGATGCCGGATTGGATTTGACCGCGGTGGACGTAACAACTGACCAGTATGGTTGTTTTACATATCACACTGGATTGGCCGTTGAGATTCCTCGTTGGCATGTCGGGTTATTATTTCCTCGATCTTCAGTTTATAAGACAGGGCAAATGCTAACTAATTGTGTTGGAGTTATCGATTCTGGCTATAGAGGTGAGATCATGATGAAATTTTCTCTATCAGCTAACAGAAATGAATATCAAATTGGAGATAGGATTGGGCAATTAATTATTATGCCATATCCTAAGATTGAATTTAATGAAGTAGATGAACTGACACCGACAGAAAGAGGATCGGGCGGTTATGGAAGTACAGGTAACTAAGGAGCAACTATGTATATCGCGTTATTAATGATGGCATGTAATCAGCAGCCAGAACTAAAAACTACGTCAGAAGACGAGAACAAAGAAATTGAGATTAAAGCTCAAGCTCAGTCGATGTTTGGAACGATTGACGATTTAAAAATTAAAAAAGATACTAAGGAGATGGTAGACCTAGGACGTTTGCTTTACTCAGAAAAAGCTTTGAGTGGAAATAAAACTCAGTCGTGTGAATCATGTCACTTATTAAGTCATCACGGTGCTGAACCACTTAAAGTTTCGATAGGGGCATATGGTAAACCTGTAGAACGGAATGCACCTTCAACCTTTAATTCAGGATATCATGTAGCACAGTTTTGGGACGGCCGTGCACCTACTCTAGAAGAACAAGCAAAAGGGCCAATTCTTGCTGCAGGAGAAATGGGTACAAAAACAAAAGAAGATGCAGAATCATCCATTTCAAGTATCGAATCTTACCCACCTTTATTTGAAAAAGCGTTTCCTGATCAAGAAAACCCTATTACATTTGATAATATTGCGAACGCAATTGCTGCATTTGAAAGAACTTTGGTAACCTCTGATCGATTTGATGCATGGCTAAATGGGAAAACGTATCTGACAAAAGAAGAAGTTGAAGGATATGAGAAATTTGTCTCCACTGGATGTGGTTCGTGTCACAACGGCGCGCTATTTGGAGGTAATAGCTTTCAAAAACTAGGTGTTTTAAAACCTTATCGAACTGATGGTGGTCATATTGACTTAGGTAGATTTAACGTAACAGGTAATCCAGCAGACAAAGAAGTATTTAAGGTTCCTTCTTTACGAAACATCACAAATACCGGTCCATATTTTCACGACGGAAGTGTAGAAACAATTGAAGATGCAGTTCGAATTATGGCATCAATTCAGCTTGGAAAAGATTTAAGCCAGAAAGAAGTAGATAGTATTGTTTCATTCTTAAAAACACTTGAAAATAAAAATGATTACTAAGGGTGACAAGATCTCTGTTAAAATTGGCAAGAGATTTAAAAAGCACGAAGTCGTTTCTTGCGACTCAGAAGGTTGGGTAACTTTTAAATCAACTGAAAAGGGAGGAAAAGACTTCGTGCTCCAACTAACGATACATCAGAATCATATAAAGATACCTGAGAAAAAAGAGGTTAAACCCCCACCTAAAAAACGAGGAAGAAAAAAGAAAAAATGAACGATTTTTTAGAAAGAGTAGCAACAAGAGCAGGAATAGACGCTAGTCGTCTTTCCACCACACCAACAATGTGGGACGAGGAAAGAAGTGTGTTTTATCGCACAATAACAATGGACCTAACGATGTTCAAAGGAGCAGAGTTGAGATTTGAACCCGGTGAAGAGATAGGAACGGAAGCCTATAACAATAAACTTGCCGAGTTTGAAGATAAGCTTGTTCAATGGATCAAGATAATGGAAGGCACTAATGATTCGAAACGTGAAGAACTCGATAGAGCAAAGGTTATGGAAGCAAGGTCTAAATTCAAAGATGAAGAAGGTGAAGAGTTTCCAATTAGTGAAGAGGAGATGCTAAAAGCCATTTCTGAAATGAGGGACAATTTATTTCCAAGTAAGGAGGACAAATGAAATTTGATATTAGAAAAGACTTAAAACCCGGAATGAAATTAGCAAACCACCCATTTGGAATTAAAATCCATAGAAGCCATGTTGATTCAAACAAGATAACTTTCACAGGTGGAAAGACATTTGGAGAAAAGAATGTTATCGAACTTATTGAGAAGATAGGTGAAGATTATAAAGGCGATCCAATCTGGAAATGTTTACTAAATGAAACAGAAATTGTAGAAGCAGAAGGACTTGAGTGGTGTGTTATGGAACATCGGTGGAAACTCCACAAACTCAAACACGAAAAAAAGGAACTTCTAGAACAGCTGGAGCGTTTGGAAATTATGATTGAGCGTCAAGAAGTGAAAAATCCTCTTCATCCACTATTTCCAAAGGAGAAAAAATGACAACATTAGAATTAACAGATGAAGAAATGTTTGTAGTAGAACTGTCTTCAAGAATTGTGCTATGTGAATTGCTAAAAAAAGACAAGCTAATGATTGATACAGTTACAGCGGGTGCACACAACTTATCTATTGGCTGCTTTGGAGAGAAAGAGTTTAAACCAGCAGACACTAACGATTGGATACAATACTTGCAGCCAATGCGGGACTTAATAGACAAGCTAGACCCTGATTATCGAAAGAGCTGTGATGAGCTAGGCGATTCACATTATAAGTTACCAGAGGAGAACAAATGAGCGAATATAAATTTATGCTAGAAAGAATAAAGAAGTTAATTATTGATGTACCTGACTTTCCAAAACAGGGAATCCTGTTTAAGGACATTACCCCTGTTTTAAGAGATCAGTCTGAACTAAAAAATATTATTTCTTCTCACGCTAGATGGATTAAAAATGACGGACGCAATTTTAATAAAATTGTTGCAATAGAGTCGCGAGGTTTTATTTTAGGAACACTTCTTGCATACGAAACTGGTTTACCCCTAGTTCTTGCCAGGAAAGAAGGAAAGCTGCCTAGAGAAACTGTGTACCAATCTTATGGTCTAGAATACGGAAATGATAAAATTGAAATTCACAAAGATGATATTACTCGAGGAGACAATGTATTGATTGTTGATGATGTTCTTGCAACAGGTGGGACAGCTGAGGCAGTTGGAAACATTGTCCAGTCGTTGAATGCTAATTCTGTTTCTTTTTGGTTTTTAATGGAAATTGAAGGGCTTGGAGGAAAAAGTCGACTAGCTGAAAGTTTAGACATTGATGAATGCGACATTGAAGTTGTGCTGTAAAGTTTAACTTCAATCAAAGAACTCAAATAATATAAATTTTAATTTAGCTAGTTATAATAACACTAATTATAGGAGCCTATATGAAAAAAGCATTAGTAACAGGCGGTTGTGGATTTATTGGAAGCAATCTCGCAAAAGAACTGGTAAAACAAGGGTGGCAAGTAGATATTGTTGATGACATGTCTAACGGTCATTTAGAGCTTTTAAATGATTTAAAATTTAGAGTTTTAGCCAACGGGACATTTTATACAGCTTATAAAATGCAAGATCACGAAAGGCATCAAGATGAAGTGTTAGTAATTCAAGATGATTTTGCTGATGACAATGTCTTGAACGCTGTATATCAAGGAAATTATGACGTCGTCTTTCATCAGGCTGCCTTACCTCGCGTAAGCTATTCTGTTGAGGAGCCATGGCATACAACTGATATCAATATTTCAAAAACTGTTAGACTTTTTGAGGCAGCACGTGGTTCTGTTGACAGAATTGTCTGGGCATCTTCTTCTTCAGTCTATGGAGACGCTGGATCCCTTCCAACAACTGAACGTCAAAATAAGTCACCTCTCTCTCCCTATGCTTGGCAAAAATCAGCTATTGAGGATTTTGCAAAGGTGTGTGCAGGCCTCTATGATTTAGATATTGTCTGTTTAAGATACTTTAATGTTTTTGGGCAAGGACAATATGGAGACAGTCCTTATTCAACAGCAGTGTCAGCATGGTGTCATGCAATTACAAACGGTCTAGAGTGTAGATCTGATGGCGATGGGGAACAGTCAAGAGATATGTGTCATATAGACAATGTAGTTTCAGCAAATATTTTAGCTGCAAATTCTAATAAAAAGTTCTTAGGAGAATGCTATAATATTGCATGCGGTAGTAGCGTAACAAATAATCAGATTCTAGACCACCTAAAAGAAGAATTTGGCGATAAAGTTAAGATCAAAAATGCGCCAGAGCGGCCGGGTGATGTTAAGCATACATTGGCAGACTGCAGCAAAGCCTTTAATGATTTTGGTTATAAGCCAGTAGTAACATTTTGGGAAGGAATGGAAAAAACATATAAATGGTGGGGGCTTAAATGACTGAACTTATTTTATATACCGGGCCTATGTTTAGTTCTAAAACAACCCGCCTATTGATGGAAGCAGACAAAAGACAATATCAAAAACAAAATATCATTTCTTTTAAGTCAAGAATGGATGACAGATACACAAATGTCGGAGAGATTGTAACACATAACTTTAACAAGCTTCCTGCACACCTAGTCTCAACAGGTGATGAGATTATCAATAAGATAGTTGATCTAGAAACAGACATCAATATCGATACTGTAATAATCGATGAGTTATTTCTAATTGAGGGTGGTGCCGCGGCATGCATCAAGCTTTTTAAAAAAGGCTATAATGTCGTTGTCGCTTCAATTGATTTGTCTTTTACAGGGGAAGCGTTTGAAGAAGTAAAAAATCTAATGCCTTATTGTACAAAAATTGAAAAGTGTACAGCGGTTTGCAGTGTCTGTCAAAAAGATGCCGGCTACACCTGTAAAAAAAGTTCTGTAAAACACGTAGAAAGTTTTAAATCTGATAATCGATTAGATCAAATCCAAGTAGGAGGGGCTGAACTTTACGAGCCAAGATGTCAATTACACCATAATTATATGAGAGACTAATTCAGGAGAAAATGATGTTAGACCCTTCAAGTGTTAACTGTGTTATTTATCATGCAAATTGCACAGATGGATTCGGATCCGCATATGCTGCTTGGAAGCTGCTTGGTAACAGAGCTGAGTATTATCCTTGTAAGCATGGACAAGAACCACCAGATGTAAAAGACAAGACTGTGGTGATACTAGACTTTTCATTCAGTAATGAAGTAACAAAGAAAATGATATCAGAAGCAAAAGACTTGGTAATTATCGATCATCACAAGTCAGCTGTCGTAGAACTTCACGACATATCAAATACAATTTTTGACATGAGCAAAAGCGGAGCAACAATGGCATGGGAGTTTTTCCATCCAGGGAAAGAATCACCTAAGTTTGTTCAATATATTACAGATAGAGATTTGTGGAAATGGGAGCTACCCTATTCAAAAGAATTTAGTGCTGCTTTTGACATGGTTCCTTTTGATTTTGAAGAGTTTGAAAAATTTGAAGATGATAGCGTTTTTGATGATGCAGTTAAACGCGGATCTTATATTTTAGCATATTCAAAAACAGTTGTCAAAAAAGTATGCGATAAAGCCGCTAATAGAAAAATTAACGGCAAGCATGTTATGGTTGTTAATTCATCGCATTGGATGAGTGAGATTGGTGCTAAACTATCTCCAGACTGTGACTTTGCTTTGATCTGGTATTATGATCATAATGATAAAAATATCAAAGTTAGCTTAAGAGCATTTCATGAGCATATTGATGTTTCTGAAATTGCAAAAAGATATGGCGGCGGCGGTCACAAAAAAGCGGCCGGCTTTACACTTCCTGGCGATTTTAAAATAGAAGATCTTTTTGACAAGGATCAACCATGTTGACAGCAATCGGCGATGTAATGCGAAGAGCTTATGAAAAGGGCTGGATAACAACTCGTGACGGAAATATTTCTTTAAAACGCTATAATTCAACAAAAATGTACATTACACCTTCTGGAGTAAGAAAAACAATTATTCACCCAGAGTCTATTATTAAGACTGATATTCAAGGTGAGTATTTTGGAGACATTGAATTTCCTGAAAATGTTAACCCTTCAGGAGAATTGGAAATGCATTGGATGCTACAAAAGTCGACCAACAAAACTTTAGCTGTTGTTCATTTGCACCCTACTAATATTATATCAGCTGTCTATGGCGGCTGGGATATGCAGAAGCTGTCTGATGAATTCCCAGAGGTTTCAAGATATAGTAAGGTAGGCCCTACTGTTCCAGTCCTTCCAGTGATCTCTCCGGAACTGGCAATATGTACTTTCGATAACATGACTAAAGACAACAAAATAGTATATGATATTGTTGCTCAAGCTGGACATGGAGTTTGCGCCGTAGGATCCAATCCGTGGGATGCATACGAGCATATTGAAAGATTAGACCATATTTGTGAAATTGTACTTAAAAGCGGAAGAAAACCTGTATGAACAATATTCGCCCTGGATGGAATAGTATTTGGAAGAACTTTGTTTTAGATATATCAAAAAGATCTCCTGATCAAAAATTTCAAGTAGGTGCTGTGATTGTAACTGAAGACAATACACAGGTCTTAGCTTTAGGATACAATGGAGATCACAAAGGCGGCCCAAATCAAAGAGACAGTCTAGAAACAGGAAAAAGCGGCTTTATACATGCTGAAGTCAATGCATTGATTAAATGTGACTTTAACAATCCTAAAAAGAAAAAAATGTATTTGACTCATTCACCTTGTTTGGTATGCGCGAAATGCATAGTCAATGCTGGGATTGACGAAGTACTCTTTATTAACGAATATGCACCAGACATGTCAGGCATTAACGTTCTTAGAGATAGTGGCGTCAAAGTTGTGAAATTAGATTAAATTTGACATATATATCTACAAGAGGTAATCATGAAGATATCTAAGAGAAATTTAAAAACAATTATAGAAAACTATCTTAAGCAAGATGGCGAGTTAAACGAAGTTTTTGGAACACAAAGATTTCTAAGAACAGGCAACCAACGCGTTGATGATTTTAAAGACGACTTAAGAGATAGGCTTAAGCAGTACTACAAAGAAGGCGGTGAATCTTTCTTGGTTCAGCTTTTTGGAAGTATGACACGAGGAGTTGCAAGCATAGTTAAACAAGCGTGGTCTGCGCATGTTGACAGAGCTTTTATAGATAGCGTAATTAAAGTTCATTTTACGCCACTAGATACTAGAAAAGATCCATTGGCAGAGCTAGAAGCTTTAGTTAATTCAAATAAAAAAAATGAAATTTCAACTGTAGGTTATCTTCCTGAAGAATTTAGAAATAACATAAAAGATGTTGAATTGGCGAAGCAAGCATGGTATGGAAAAAATCAACAAGCAAGATATAAAGTTGCTGTTAAGATGTCAGGATACACGACGCTGGCAGCAAATGACAATCTTTTCTCTGGGAGAAAGCCGAATGCTGAAGACGAAGAAAAATATGCCGCCTCAGGCGTTCCTAAGTTTCCGGAATATGTTGATCCTATCGAAAATATAAAAAGAAAAGGAGGCTTTTCTTTATCTTTTATTTTAGGTGGGCTAAGAACATGGCTTGAAAAAATAACTAACAATATCATTCTTGATGAAGAAAGTTATATGAGAATTAATGATCCCGGGCGTAAAAAGCTTTTCCACAACTTCATGTGGAGACAAGGTGATTGGAACGAGTTCATTATTGATAACTGGCAAATTGATGCCTTTATCGATGTTGAAGACTTAAAAACAAGGCAAGATGAACATTCAATTGCGCTCAATAACGCAATCGAAACTGTTAGCCAAAAATATGGCATACCTTACTTGTCCATAGAACAAATTCAATAAGAATTTAATATTTATTATGAAGAAGAGATCTATATGAAAGAAAATTTAAAAAAGGGTTTAAGAAAAAAGAAGGGAAAACTCATATCAATGTTAGGCGACTCTTTATTAATTCGCCACAAAAAGACAAAAATTGAGTATACTATTGAAAAAATTCTTTTCAAAAACAACAAACCTGTTATATTTGCATATAGATATTATAACGGTCCCGGCAATAAAAAAGTCTATCTAAGAATAGAAATGGAAGACTTTGATAACTACGAACAGGTGTAAGCATATGAACGAACTATTCAATGAAAAAGCAAAGAAAGCAATCAGAGAAACTCTAAGACTAAACGAAGCGCTTTCAGCACAAGAAAAAAAGTTTAGATTTAACGTTGATTTATTAAGTGATGAAAATTTTCAGAATCATGTTGAGTTATATCAAGGCTATATTAAAAACTTTAACAAGATCAGCGCAAAATTAGACACTGTTGACAAAACAGATGTTAATTGCAATCATTCAGAATTTAGATCACTTAAAGTTGATGAGACATTTAACATGAACGGTGTTTACCTTCATGAGTTATTTTTTGCAAATATTGGTGATCCACACTCTGAAATCAAAATGGATTCACTTGCTTATATGAGAATTGCAAGAGACTTTGGTTCTTTTGATGAATGGCAAAAAGATTTTATGGCATGTGCAGCTGCTTCACAATGTGGGTGGGCAATTACTTATCTCAATATGTATACACAAACCTTAATGAATGCTGTTGTGGATCTACACTCAAACAATATGCCAGCTGGATCTTATCCAATTATTGTTCTTGATGCATGGCAACATTCGTACTACAGAGATTATCTAAAAGATGTAGATACTTATACACGTGCAATGATGAAAACACTTAAGTGGTCAACGATTGAAAAACGTATTGCAAAAGCTGACAAAATTATTCAAGTACTGAGAGGCGTCTAATGAGATATAAAAGAAACAGAGCAAAAATATTTGAGGGATCGGAAGGTACTATTAAGATTAAAAACAGCTCTTTAGCAAGAAAGTCTGGAGACAGCATCGACGATCAAGTTGACTCTTTAATCTTAATGTACGAAAAAGACGCAATCAGATCAGAATCACAGTCAATTAGTGAATCACTAAGAAAACTTTCGTTGTCAGCATTGCTAAGAGAGCAAGACGAAGATGCTGCAATGCCTATGGGTGACGAGGGAGATATGGGTGGAGATGCTCCTGCTGATGCTCCTGCTGATGATTCTCAAGAGCCTGTTGGATCAGAAGAAATGACTGCAGAACCGGCAACTACACAAAAGCTTCCAGACTTAGATATCGACAAATTCACAAAAGATGTTGCACGTTTAACAATGAACTACAAAGAATTATTAGATATCGAGCGCGCTGTCATCAACAGAACAAAAAACTTCTTAGATAAAAACTACGGTGACGATTATGTCCAAGCATTTCTAAGAACGCTTGAAGAGCAGTTTGGCGTTTCAGCTAAAGAATTTGGCGGAAACTATGATGATATTGATGCACCTCATGCAATTGGAGCAAATCCTGCGGGTGCAGGATCTGTGGGTGGTTCTTGATATGTCTAAATACGACGTATTAGTAAAGAAGTCTGTTCACTTTAATTTGACAAAAGACGCGCATGCTGCGTTAAAAATGGCTTGCGCAGCAAGAGGTTTGTCAATGCAAGAAGTTGTTGAAGCGTTTGCCAATAGAATGCAAATCGAAGATAATAAAATGCTAAAGTTTCTAGATGAAGTAGTTGAAGAAAAGAAACAAAAAGCCAACAAAGCATTTACAAAATCAGACGTTGAAAGCATATTCAACATGATTGAAGAAGATGATCAATAGGATATACTATGAAATTTGAAGATATTAAAAAGGCAGTAAAACAATTACCTCCAGAAAAAGTAGAAGAACTTAAAAAAGATTTTTATGTTCAAGACAAGACAAAAGGAATAATTGACGGCCTTCAAGAAAAAATTATTTCTAGAAAGTTACTTGTTTTTGGGACAGCGACTGCGTTATTAGTTTATGCCGGTCTAGATGCAGACACATGGGGCATGATTGCAATGATGTACATCGGCGGTCAGTCAGCAATTGACTTCGCAAGAATATGGAAAGGCTAACACATGAAATGGTCACAGAAAATTTGGAAAAAAATAAAAGATAAATGGGGTTGGATTGTTAGCGGATTAATCGCAATTATCGCTATAGCTTCATCTAAAAAAAGAGACAGTGAAAAGAAAGTATTAGAAAGCGACAATGAAAATATGATTAATATCAACAATGTAACTTTAGAGAAAAATAAAGAAGCTTTAAAAGAATACGCTGAAGATACAAAAAGAAATAACGAGAAATACAAAAAAGACTTAGCTAGCCTCGCTAAAGACAAAGAAAAAAGAGCAAAAGAATTAGAAAACAATCCCGATGAACTTGATAGTATATTAAAGGAGAAATACGATCTCAGGGAGGGATAAGTGTTTTTAAATATACTATTTTTGCTAACAAACTTAGCAATTGCCAGTGGCGAAAGTGTAGACTTTACGACTGTTAAAAAAGGGGAAGAAGTACCTTTTGATGGAAAATTATTAACAAATGAAGCACTAGCACAAATTATCTCTACACACGAATTAGAATTAGAGGCCTTGCGCCTAGAAAAAGAAAACGAATTAAATCAAAAAGTTATTGACATGTCATTGGAGCATAACATCTACAAGATTGAGTGCGAGGCAACAAAAGAAATTCAAGAACTGATGATTGAAAAAAGAGACGAAGAATTAAAAATTCAAGCAAGAAAAGACTTAATTCAGAGAACGGCATTTGTTGCAGGATTCTCTTTAGGAACAGCTATAACAATAGCAATTACTCATTCAGTCAATCAAAATTGATTTGTCTGTGATAATTAATTAAGTTATTAATCTTGTATAGGTGGTGAAGTTTATGAAAGTTGCTGTTAAAAAAAGTGTATTATTTAATCTACTCAAAAAACGTTTAAACGAAAATAGAAGTCAAGGAGATATGGCGGGCAGAGTAATCCACCCATTCAATCAGTCTCCTGATCTAGATCCTTTCGGTTACTATGAGGATGACTCTTTACCTGTTAAGTCAAACAATCACATGGCTTCTCAGCTGTCTATTGAAGAGCCACCTGTTGATGACGAAGAATATGTTCCGGCAACGATTGATGAACTACGTGCGGCCGCTTCTGTTATTTCAAAAGAAGTTCCAATTAATCAGATTGAATTCTTTTATAGAAAGCTTCACATGAGTTTAGATGAAGCTTTAGATAGGGAAGATGAAGATTTAAATGGCGGATATATCCACGAAGCTGTTTTTAATATTTCTAAAAAAACCACAATCAGAGAATTTAATGTCTTATCAGAGGCAGTAGTAGCTCAAGAAGCACCCGGTTATCAAGAAACTTCAGACAAGGGTGAATTTACACGAGGCTTCGACTTTGCAGCAGACTTTAACCCAGAAGGAAAATCAGAAGACGAACTAGAACAACATGAGTCTTACTTGGAATCTCAGTCTGATGCTTTTAAAGCGGGCTACAACTCAGGTATTGAGGTTTCTCTTGGTGATCAGCCCTTCAATAAACAAGATGAAAGACCATGGTTTATGAAAGAGCCAGGCCTGGGTGAACAACCCGGAACGGAAGGTGTAGGACGTGCAAGATATAGAAACTATCAGCAGTATTTGACGCGTCAGTCAATTAAAGATATTACAGGTAAGGATTTTGAAAGTTTGACTCCTTTCGAAAGAGCTGTTTATAATTTGCACGATGAAATTCAGTTGTTGTTTAAAAAGGTTGATGCTGAGTATACAAAAGAATTAATGGATGCAGACTTCGTAAAAGAGTTTGGAAACCTTCTTAAACCCCTAACACACCAATATAAAATTGATCAAAATACTGTTTTAAACCCGATTAAAGTCAAGCAAATATTTTCTAGGGTATCAAACATTAAAAATCCTGCAATGAGAGAGCAGAAGATAAATGAATTTTTGATGCTTATATACAAACGTCTTCATGGTATTGTTACAGAAATGATGGCATCTGAAAGGTACATCAACAGAATGATAACTAAATTAGCTGAAGAAGCTGGTGAAGACGTAAATAAGTTTATCAATAAGCTAGTCGAAACTATATCTGCTGACTATGCTAATTACGGATTATCAAGCAGATTTGACACTGCCGATGCATTGATTGAAAATATCTTGTCAAAAGAATTTTCAATGCTCATAAGAACCGTTAAGATGTCACCTGACAGTGATAAAAAGTTTAAAAATATGACACACTTTACTTTAAATGTTGATTTAGATGCTGAAGAAGACTTCAAGGAGATGTTTTTTGAATTTGTCGAATCTCAACATAAAGTGACAGATGAAGAATTTGAATTTAAAGACAAAGATATGCGCGTCTTGATTACACCTGAAGAAGCTAGAAGTTATACAAATGGTTACGTCGCAGGTGTTTTTGCAGGAGCTAAAAACGTTCAAGAAGATAAACGACCTAGTGATGATGACAGCCAAGATACTGAAGACGCTGAAGACGTAGAACTGACTGAAGAAGAGAAATATATAAAGAAAATTGAAAAATATGCTGAATTAATTGCAAGAGGCCAACCTATCGACTGGCAAGACTTATTCCCGTATTTTGGATTTAGTAATGTATCAGGTATAAGACAATGGTTCTTGAAGAAAGTCGACCCTAAGATTAGGCTGTTTAAATACAAATATGTGGATGAAGAAACTGGAGAGGTCCGTCGCGCGTCAATCAACGATCTATTCGATCAGAATATGGAGCTTATAATTAAAAAATTAGAGGAAGCCATTAGAGAAAAAGTTATCCCAGCAATGGAAGAAGATCTAAAAAAAGGAAAACTTAAACAGCGAAATTATGATCAAAAGAAGCACAAAGTCAAACAAGTTGATGAAACTTTAATGCTTGACCGGCTTAAGAATGAAGCCTTGCCAGACTTGCAACAACTTATTGAGTTGATGGAGACAGGTATGGACTTTACCGATCTTGCTAGTGAACAATTAACATCAACTCTTGGCGGATGGCTAGCAAGAACTGTTGGGTCTTACCCGCTAGATGCACTGGTCACCAAGTTTTCATCTGAATGGGCGAACGAAATCAAATCAATTATTAATCAAATTAGAGCTAAACATAATCCAGACGCCGGTCCAGATCTTAGTAAGGAACAGTTAGATAGTGTTGTTGAGTACTTTACCGGTCTCAAGGGAGATCCTGACTTTGAAGATAAAAACAAAGCTGCTAAAAACCTTATCAAGGCAGGAATTAATCCAATAGCATACTTGGAGATCATGGCTAATGCAAATAACATTTGGATAGACTTAGAGTCAAAAATGGATGAAATGCAAGATGGCGCTGAATTAGCTGCTCTTATGATTGATGAAGTTGACAATTTTACTGAAGATGTTGACAATATGGCAAAAGCTGTGCACAAAGCTTATAAAGAGTCTGTGCAGGAAATGGAAGATAGAAAGAGAGCTAGACAAGTGGGGCTTTAATGAACAGACTGTTAGAGAATGCATTCAATAACCGGTTTAAGGGTAATATATTTAATTTAAATGAGAGTACAATGGTTGATTCACCTGTAACTGTTGCTGAGGCAACTTGGGAACACCTAGAAGATGTTAACAAGTTTTTTATAAAAAAAGACTTTAGCTTTGAAAATATTAAAGTAAGAAAGTACTTTATAAGTGAAGTTATGAATCTGGGCGAAAAATACAGTCATGATCCAGTAATTACTATTGACGGTAAAAGAATCACAATCGTTTTATATACAAAAGATTTAAATGATGTAACTTATGCTGATACAAAACTAGCTAAAGACATCGATGATCTAGCTAACGATATAAATGAATCAATTGAAAGAAGTAAGGGCTAAAATGTCGTTTTTTGTTAGCAAAAGTCTAAAAGGTAAAATAACTGAGAAGGAACTTGAAGATGCTAGCATCTACAATGACGTAAGCGATTACCCACCTCTTTCAATTGTTTCAGAAGGCAATATTGTAGAAATTGACAATATTGAAATGGATTCTAACGATATTAATGTTGACTTAAAGATTGACACAAACAGTTACAAGACCTTGCACAATCTACTGACCTGTGATACCTTAGATATATTTGTCTGGGATCTAAAGTACTTAGGAATTAACTGCAGGGATATAAGAATAGCAAACTTTAGCAAGATCAATAGTAATTTTCTTGCTGTAAGAATAATTATTAAAAAAGAAACGGAGATCGATCATGCTTAAAGTAAACAACGAAAGACAATTGCTTGACATATTAAAAATTATATCAGAAGAATCTGTTAAGAAAACCAAAGGCGTTCTTCAAGAGTCAGGCGATACAGCACAAGATCGTTATATGTCAAACTTAAAAAAGAGTGAAAGCATGTATGGTGTACCTCTCACAGAAGAAGACGAGGAAGCAGGAAACGAAGATCAGGAATCGAGCGTCATGTCATCTGAAGAGCCAGAAGCTGAAGAAAAAGATGATTCTGTTAAGGATGAAACCCTAGGTGACACTGACGAATTTGGTGTATCTTTTGACAGTGTAATCAAAAATATCAATACACTTCGAGCAGGTAGGTCAACTAAAGACAAAGAAATTAAGGGTGAACTCCTTCAGTATTACGACAGACTAGAAGAAGATGAAAGAACTGTGCTGCATATCTTTTTAAGAGAGCTTTCTAGAATTCTTCGAGGAGCTATTGACGGATCAGAAGCAATTGATCCTAGCGATGCCCCCGTCAATGCTGATATATCAATTCACCACGAAGACGAAGACGAGCCAAAGAGAGAAAAATCTAAACCTCAAACTAACTTTTCAGGCGGCGAGGAAGATGAAGATACAGCTCCTCCAACGCCAATCAAGGTCAATGAAAGACAAAACTTAAGCGAAGTTAGAAGAAAATTTAAAAACTTACTTAAGAGAATCTAATGATAATAAAAGAAGAACAGTTAAGAAGAGAGATTAGAAGAAAACTTCTTAAACGAGAACTGGAATCATCCCAACTCAATGAGTTTAGAATGGGGAAGATATCAGGAGGCTCAACAACAGAATTCTGTGACTTAAGTGGAATTCCTGCAGCATTTTGGAATTTTTCAGAAGCTATTAGAGAAAATAGTAAAGAAAAATTAAAGAAAGCTATAGCCAAAGAAAAAGATGCTGCCAAGAGTGGAAATTCCTTTTTTAGTTTTTTTAAAAGCCCAGAGGAAAAACTCAAAGATCTCGAAGAAAGATCGCTCTCAAATAGAATTTTTAAAGATTTGGCAGCACATCCTGCTCTTGAACTACTAGGTATGGGTGCTGGATTTTTAGCATCGTCAGCACTTGGACTTACAAAAAATGATTGTGATGCGATTAAGACATTTGTAATAGACTTTCTGGCTGCAATTGCTGCATTTTTTGGAGCCAAATTTGACGTTGAAGCAGCACGTAAGGGAATAGACAAAAACGATAACAATAACAATATAGATAATAACAAAGAAGACGAAGATAATTCAATTTCTGTTCCTGAAAATTCCTTTGCAAAACTATTTTCTGATAATTTAGTTTCAAATGACATTGTTGATTCTTCAACTAGACGCAGCTTGCAAGATAATGATGATGTAAAAGAAATGAATCTAGACAGCTTTGAACTAGATATGTTTGAGATATTTGCTAATAGAGAATATGTAAAATTTGCAAATGATGTCGATGCTGATATATCGACAGCTAAAGACAAGCTTTCATCTTTAAAAGCAGGAATTAAAGAAAACTCAGATAGTTTTTCTTCGATAATGAATATTATGCGACGAAACGTTTCAATAAAACCTGAAGAAGATCCGCGTCGTGCTACAAAACTAGATCAAGTCTTAGAAGCCCTAACACCTCATCTTAAGAATAGTTTCGGCTCACCTAGTAGTGCTAAAGACTTTCTTGATGATACAATTGATGATTTAATGTCTAAGACAGGAATTACTAATCGATTTGGATTTTAAGTTAACAAATCGATTGTTTAAAATAAAATTATATGTTTTAAACGAGGTGATGTATGAGCAATAAAAACAATTGGATTCCTGAAATCATGTATGAAGAAAGTGACGATGGAGTCAGCGGAAATATTCCATTTATTATGGTTCCTAACGGTGAACTAATGCCTAATATGCTTTTTATATTTGAGAGTAGAGAGACAGGAGAAATGGAGCCTAACGAAGTGGGTGATCCCGTCCCTATCATGGAGATGGATTTGCACCAATATGCTGATATGGCTGTTTTAAAAAGCGGACTAGACGAAGACACATACAACAAAGTCAGAAAATGTTTAGGACTACAGCCTTTGCGAGAAGCAGCTGCTGCAGGCGCAAAAATAACTGAAAACATTAGAAAAAATATCACTAAAGATAATAATTAAAGTTTTTAGAGATACTTATAATGTGATAATAAATTTGTGGAGGAATACACATGCGTATTAATTTCAATAGATTAAGTAAATTAGCCGGACTTCCAGAAGATCATTCTTCTCGTCGCTCTTTAAATGAAGGGAAACATCAAGAAGAAGAAGTTGCTGAAATGGAAGAAATGGAAGAAGGTGCTTCATGCGGAATGGATGAAGAAGACGACATGAGCGAAATGGCTGATATTGCCTTCATGAATGAAGAAGACGACGAAGATGACATGGATGAGATGATTGAAATTGACGAAGTCATGCTCGTTCAAGAATTGCGTCGTGCTAAGAGAATTATGCAAGAAAACAAGCGAAGAAAACAATTAGCTGAGTCTAAGCGTCGTGAAAGAAAGCAAAAGATGTTTGAAGCACAACTTAGACAAGTTATTGACGAAGAAGTTCAAAACGTTTTTGACGAAATGCAGATCTCTGGTCAATGGGTTTACGGTAGCAAAAAGCCTACTAGAAGTAAAAAAGGCTACACACATCAAGGAAGTTTTCTTCCTGGTTTCGGCTTTAAGCGGTAACAAATAAATATACACAATTTATTATTATAAATTTGCCCAATCCTAGTATAGAATACATTAAAAACACAGAGGTGAAAAATGGATTCATATCAGGTTGGGCAAATTTTGTATTTAATGTCGGGTAACAAAGTATTGCCCATTCAAGTCTACGAAGAAGTAATAAGAACAACGATTCACGGAAAAGAAAAAACTTACATTATTAAACTCCCGGATGGTAAGTCTTCTTCTGTAGATATCAAAAAAATCAAAGGTCAGATTTTTAAAAGCACGGACGAAGTCAGAAACCACATGGTTGCCAATGCAAAAAATGCAATTAATGAAATGATTAAACAAGCAGGGTTAATCGCAAGCGACGCCTTTAGTCACAGTCATGTAGAAACTCCAGTAAAACAAGACAAAGAAGATCAAAAGAATGATGTTAATGATGTAAAAGTGCAACCAGAAAAAGAAAGAGATATAATAAAAGTAGACCTAGGGAATGGAAAATTCGGCAAAATGTCAGTTGATTCTCTAAAAAACGCAGGAGTTCCTCAGTGAAAGTACTTTTATTAGACGCATATAACTTAATTTATCGTGCACGAAGCGGATATCTCAAAGGAGACTATCCCGTTGTGTACAACTTTTTTCGAGGCTTACGTCCTCTTGTAGAAAAGTTCTCACCTGACAAAGTTTATTTTGTCTTGGAGGGGAATCCAGAGTTTAGAATGCAGCTAAATGACGCTTACAAGGCAAATCGTTCAAATAACGATAGACACTTTCATGAGCAAAAAGCACAAATTATTTCTATTGTTAAGGCATGTTTTCCTATTACAACTGTTCGTCATCCTAAGTTAGAATGTGATGATACGATTGCGACTTTGGTGAAGCAACATTGTGATGCTGGGGATGATTGCACGATTATTTCTTCTGATTCTGATTTTTATCAATTGTTAAATGTGTTTGATAACTGTGACATTTACAATCCAGTAAAAAAGAAAATGATTGAGACACCTGACTATGATTACGTAACTTGGAAAGCGTTACGAGGAGATGCAACTGATAATATTGCCGGCATCCCAGGTTGTGGTGATAAAACAGCAGACAAACTGGTGCGTTCTCCAGAGTTACTTTCTGAGTACTTTGCAAAAGACCCTATTAGACAACAGATATTTGAGCGTAATGTTCATCTAATCCGCCTTGTCGACTTCTCTGATAACATGGAAGAAATGGAAAAGCATGAAGGTGTTGCAGACTTTGAAGAGCTTTATGACATATTCGATGAAATGGACTTTAAGTCCATGCTCAAAGAAAAAACTTGGAACAAATACGTTCAAACATTTGGAGGATTATAATGTATTTACCGGACAACGTTCAAAATCATCTAAGAAGCATTAATACAATAACAGTTAATGAAGTTGCAAAAAAAGAGGGTGATCTTTATGTTGCTGTTAACGTTGTTGATCAGCAACGTAGAATTATTAACATCGATCATCATCTAGTTGAATCGCTAATGAATCAACAGAATAACACAACACCCCCGAGAAGAAACACTGGGGGTTTATTAAAGGGGTAACATGGAAATCAAAAGAGAGATTTATTCTGGTCAAGAATTAGATTTGAAACTTAAGAAAGGAATTGATAAATTAGCAAACGCTGTAAAAGTAACAATGGGCCCGAAAGGCAAGTTGGTCTTAATTAACAGAGAAGGACGCCATCCTATTGTGACCAAAGATGGTGTTACAGTTGCACAATCAATTAATTTAGTAGATGAAGTAGAAAATCTAGGTGTTCAAGTCCTTAAAGAGTCAGCTAGTCGAACTGCTGAAGAAGCAGGTGACGGTACAACGACAGCAACTGTTTTATCTCAATTCATCTATAATGAGGGATTACGTTATAAGACTGCTGGGTTTGATATTGAACAATTAAAAGAAGGAATTGAATTAGCTAAGCGTGATATCGTTAGCATGATCAGAAAATTCTCTATGGAAGTTGATGGGACTGGAGATTTACTTAAAGTCGCCACAATTTCTGCAAATGGCGAAGAAGAAATTGCGAAACTGATTGTTTCAGCAATTGAAGCTGCTGGACCAGATGGTCACGTCTTGGTTGAAGAAGCAAAAGGTTTTGACAGTTCTTTGACAGTTGTTGATGGTTTTCAAATGGAACGTGGGTTTTTGTCTCCCTATTTTGTTACAGATAAGAACAAAATGGTTGCTGAGTTTAAAAACCCACTTATTTTAATGGCGGATAGAAACTTTAACTCAATTAGAGAGTTGATGAAACCTCTGGAAGTTGCCTTAGACACAGGGCGGCCTATTGTTGTTATTGCTAACGAAATCGAAGGCGACGCAATGCAAGGCCTAGTCCTTAATCGCGTTAAAGGGACTTTGCAAATTGCTGCTATTAAATCACCCGGGTTTGGCGGAGCAAGACATGATCTTTTGCTAGACTTGCAAACTATTATCGGAGGAAGTGTTTTAGACGCAGGATTTGACATGTCTTCTTTCGAGATGGAAATGTTTGGAACTTGTAAAAAAATCATTATTCATAAAAGCAAAACACTCATTGTTCGCAATGCTGATCAAGATAACTCCGAATCAGAAGAGAGAATGAAAGTAATCAAAGAGACACTTTCTTATCCTGGACTATCTGACAATGAAAAGCTTCTACTTAAATACAGGTTGCAGCAACTCTCTGGTGGTATTGCTATTTTAAGGGTTGGTGCAGCAACTGAATCAGAGCTAATTGAGCGATATGATCGCGTGGATGATGCTTTACATGCGACACGTGCTGCGTTGGAAGAAGGCGTATTGCCCGGCGGTGGTATTGCGCTTTATCAGTTTGCGTCAATGCATGAAAATCAAGTTGACTATGAAAACATGGACAAAGATTTAATTGCCGGTCATGATCTTTTAATATCAGCATGTAAAGAGCCGTTCCGACAAATTCTAAGAAACGCTGGATTATCTCATCATAATATCTTAACAAACATACAGAAAGAATCAGAAAATGATACGAATGTTGGATATGACGTCCGTAACAAACAGTTTGGTGACATGTTTGAACTTGGAGTAATCGACCCTGCAAAAGTATCGCGTTGTGCCTTAGAGAATGCGGTCAGTGCTGCAACTATGCTTTTATCTGCAGATTGTTCTTTAATTGAAGTCAAAACAGAAATTAAAGAATAATTAAAGATATAATGTCGGGAGAGAATATAAATGCAGGATTATAAATTACAAAGAAAATTGGCAGCAGCTGTCGTTAATCTTAAAATTGAAAACGAGACCCATGTTCCAGACTTAATGACTCGAATCCGTATTCTTCCCGGCATTGCTGTTGTCGGGCAAAAAGATAAAGTTGCACGCTTCTCTGACGGTGACGGATCTTTACTACTCAGTATTAAGTTCCTACCTGAATCAGATGAGATATATAAGAGTCTAGAAGACATGTCTAGATTAGTAAAGAAGCTACCGGGTGTCAAAACAGTAGCAGTTGTCTCTTTTAATAAAAGAAATATTTTAATGAATGGAAAAAAATTGATTTTTTAATTGTAAATTTCTTTAACACATTATAAATTTTGTATGCTACTTTCGTAGCAAAATATACTATTTATGTAAGGAGAAATATCATTATGTCTTTAAATGACTTTTTTGACGATAAATATTTTAATTCATTTATGGGTTATACACCCAAAGTAAACACACGCACAAACACACCTTGTAACATTTATCAAGAAAACGGATCCTATGTTTTCGATTTATATTTACCCGGTTTTTCTCGAGACGATTTTAGTATTGATATCGACAACAATGTGCTGTACATCAAAGGTGTTTCAACAAACCCGAAAAAGCGAAATTATATTCATCAAGAATATATTCGAACAACTAAGTTTGAACGTTCATGGTCGCTTCCAAAGAATGTAAATATTGACGCAATCGATGCATCTTATAATTCAGGTGTGCTATCGATCTCAATTCCTCTTCTTGAAGAGCGAAAACCACAAACTAAAAAAATTACTATTAACTAATTAGTTACTATTAGTAATATGCGTGCGTATGCAAAAGTGTAACGCACGCATTTTTTGTTTATAATATAAACATAGCAAAACAACTACTAAAAATTAAAGATTAAAAATTGGAGGCTTTATGGAAAGTTCAGTTCTTGAAACTTATTTTCGAGATATACGAAACAGAACAACACTTCTTACGCGCGAGCAGGAAGTAGAATTAGCAAAAAGAATTGAGCTAGGTGACAAGCGTGCACGTGATAAGATGATTGAGTCTAATCTTCGTTTAGCAATTTCTATTGCGAAGCAGTACGCAAAATACGGATCCACACTTGAAGATTTGATTCAAGAGTCAAACATTGGCCTTATGAAAGCTGTTGAAAAATTTGATTGGCGACGTGGATTTAAATTTTCTACTTACGCATCATGGTGGATCAAACAAGCTGTAACACGTAGTCTTACTTCTAATAGCACTATCCTTAAAGTACCTTCTCATACTCTTGCAAATGCACGAAAGATTTGGCAACTTAAGCAAGACTACATGGAAGAGTTCGGAACAGAACCAACAATCGAAGAAATTTGTGACGTCTTGGATATTACAGAGAAACACGTAAGAATGGCAATGTCATCTATTAGAAGTAGAAATATTTCATCGATTGACCAACAAGTAGGTGAAGACGGAGCACGTACATTAGGTGATATTATTCCTGATAACTCATCTACAAACATTGAAACAATTCTTGATAATCAGCTAATTCGACAAAAAATTGTTAAGGCATTATCTTCTTTGTCGAAAAGAGAAGAGCTAGTTTTAAGACTTCGTTTTGGATTAGACGAAATCTTAGAAGATGACAAACATATTTATAACGTAGAAGAAAACAACACCAACGCAGGAGACAACAATGGCAATGCCTAAAGGATTTAAATCAGAAAACGGATACGGAACATCAAAACAATTTGACGGCATGACTTATCATCAAATTGCAGATGAACTTAACGATCAAGGTTTTAAGATGAATCATTCTACAGCTCGCAACCTATATGTTCGTGCTTTAATGAAGATTGCATCTGAGGTTACTGATCTTTACGATGTAGAAATGGACCAAAAGAAGCTTAAGAAAATTGCAATCAATCCAGAATTTCAAGAAACAATCAGAGACTTCATGGATGAATTAAGTTCTGGTATTAAAAAATGATAGATAAGTTTGCTGTCATAAACAATATTAGATTTAACACAGCGCTTTTAGAAAGTCTGGAGTGGGATGAAGATCTCCTTCAGGCTTTTTTAGTATACTTTAATGACGCAATTAATTCAAATATTGGGCCGGAAGAGTTGCTAACAGATATTCTCTTAAACTATGGACAGCAAACACATGATATTATTGCTGATTTATTTAAAGAAGAATCTTTGGAAGCGGATAGATACTTAGATAGTGACGAAGGAGAACATTAATGAAAATAAAATTAGAGTTAATGCTTGAAAAGAATAAGACTACTTTGCGTGAATTTATTAATAAAAATAAGTTAACTTCATTCAATGAATTCATAGAATACTGTGAAAAAAGAAAGTTTGTTCCTGTCAGCGAAGAACAATTTAATCTGGTTAATAAATCATCGAATGTTAAAGAAGACAAAGCCAAAAAGCCTACTAGGAAAACTAGTAAGTCACAGAAGACAAAGAGTAATAGGACTAGTCGTAAATCAAAATCCTCATCATCCAGGGTATCTAAGAGTACTGACAAGAGGGAAGATTGAAGAGTGGCACATCTCTTCAGTCATTATTAATTAAAGGAGAATATCATGTCACAAAGTTGGCCCAAACCAGGAATAGGACACGTAGGTGAATATCAAGTATCTGGTCAGATTTTACCATTAACAGGTGATGGTAGCGTAATTAATTTAGCTAAAGTTGCTAGTGGAATCACACTATCAGCCCCAAGTTCCGATTCAACAGTAACTTTTTATGATGGATCTGGAAATACTTCTGTGTTTGTCGTACCTGCCGGATCTAGTGTTTATCTTAGGGGTAAGTTTAAAAAATTATCAATTGATAACAATGGTTACGCAATAGTTGAACTTACAAATATTCTTTCTAGTATGTACAAGCCAGAAGACTTTGCTGATCTATATAGTTAATTTTTATATACAGATTCATTGACAGTACTATAATAAACTCAGATCAGTCTTGCTAAATACAATTATTAGCTTCTGGTTTTTTATTTTAAAGGAGAATTCAATGAACATGTCTAATGAAGATTTAGCAAAACTATTGTCACTTAGAAAAGATCTAGTCTTGGAATACGAAAAGTATACTTCGTTTAGAAGCGATAAAAATGCGATAATGAAAGAATGGGATCACATCAAGGTGCTAGGCGCTACTATTAAAAAAATAGATGACTTTCTTTCAAAGTTTGTACAGTTTAGTTAGCATTATCTTAAGTTTGCTAATAAGGAGAATCTCTGCAATATAATTAATTTATATGCGGAGATTTTTTATGTTTATAAACTTAATTCTATTGTTGTGTTCTTGTACAGACTACGCACTTAAACAAACAATTCAGACAGAGCCGGAACTTGTTGTATACCCATCAGCGATTGACTTTGGTCATGTTGATGTATCTTCAGAAACCGGCTTCAAGACTTTTGCAGTTATTAACGCAGGAGATAGAGAATTGTCATTTGACAGGCCGGTTCTACCTGAAGGTCGATTTTCTTTAGACGATGATCTCTTAGAAACATATACAGTACAACCGGGTGATGTTGTCGACTTCAACGTTTATTATTCACCTATTACACATGAAGTTAATGAGTCAGAAATAACATTAACTACAAATGACAGTGATGAAGATTTAGTGCAGATATCAGTAGCTGGTGTAGGTGACGCACCAGTTATCCAGACATCCGTAGATACAATTGACTTTGGAGAGGTAAGTATTGGTTGTGAAATGCTAGAAGTTATAACGATCACAAACGTGGGGAACATGGCATTAACAATTAGTAATATTGCTCAAATGGTCACCCAACCTCAAGAAATTACTGTTACTTATGGTGCTAATTTTATCATTCCTGCGGAATTGATTCCGGGTGAATCAACTGATCTTTTAATTGATTATGTACCTAATGATATATTAGACGACAATAGCGAGTTAACAATTTACAGTAATGACCCACTGACTCCTGAAAAAGTACTAAGCCAGACAGGCGTAGGTAAAGACGAACAATGGTTTTCAGAATCTTGGGTACAAGACAGCTCTGATCCTTTAGATATTATTTTCGTTGTCGACAATTCTGGGTCAATGCATCCATTTCAAAACGAACTTCAAAATCAAATGTCCACATTTTTAAACATTTTTTTATTGACAGGTATCGATTATCACTTAGGTTTTATTACAACAGACTCACATTATCTAATAACAGAAAACGGATATTCATGGATTGACTCTAGTTATCACGACCCTGTTTATTGGTCTGAATCACTAATATCTGGGATTGGAGTAACTGGGTCAGGTCAAGAAAAAGGAGTTGAAATGGTTCGTCATCTTTTGTTTAATATGTCCAATGATCCTTTATCAACATTTATTAGAGAGGCGGCAACTCTTGTAATTGTATACATTTCTGATGAAAAAGATTACAGTAATAATGGGTGGTCAAGCTATTTAAATTTTTTTGACAATATCAAGAGTGACGTGACTAAGCACAGACAGTTTGCAGTTATTGGAGATCATCCTGCTGGATGCACAATATTTTCTCTTTATAACAGAAATATAGAATTTGGTGCAGGATATTATGAATTAACGCAACGCTATAATGGGAGTTGGTACTCAATATGTGCTTCAGACTGGGGACTTCAAATGCAAGATCTTGCTAGAGACGTTTCGCTTAAGTCAGAATTTGAACTAGACAAAGAAAATGTTAACGTCGACTCAATAACAGTTTACGTTAATGGTCACTCTGTACCAGAAACAGACTGGTCTTACGATTCTTATAGAAACACTGTTCTTTTTGATGTTAGTCATGTTCCAGAGACAGGTAAAACAATCCAGATAGACTATTCTGTTTTAGGTTGTGGGCAATGAATCACCTTCTAAAAAACAAAAAACAAATTCTTTTTTCTTTAATTGCAGGATTTGCACTTGGTCTTTTTGTAAAAAAAGCTTACATTACTCTTTCTAAAAAGCCTTTTTATTGGAATACACCACCAATAGTTGTTAATTGTACTAGAGGTGAACTAGATCGATCAGTTTTGAGACATGCAACAAAATTTTGGGAAGAGAACGGAGAGAAGTTTTTATTTTATGAGTACGATTATATCGAAGAAGTATGCGAAAATAAAAATGAATTTGTGGAAGGTTTTATTATTCTGAGGAATGAATATTCTTTGCATGCTAGACCGATAGAAAATAATGTTCTGGCAACGACTGCTACAAAAACCGATTTGGTTTCTATTCAGTCAGCATCAATTACCTTTAAAGAAGGTACGCACAATTATTATCTTTTGCTAGCGCATGAACTTGGACACTCGCTAGGATACAAACACAAAAAGAAAAGAGGGAACATAATGCATCCCTTTTATGATTTCATGGGTAGCAATATTTAACTATACGGATTATATCTTATGGTTGTCGTAAAGTGTATTGTTTCATTACCCGCGTAACCTCCTGATAGTCCTAGACTAAAACCAAATATCTGGCCTTCGCTAAATGAATTTCCTGACACACTCATAAAATCAAATGTATGTGTTTCATTTGATTTAAGGCCGTTAATAACGACTGACGATGCTGGAGAAGAATTATAAGCATTTGAAGAATTGGATGCCAAATGAAGAGATGCAGTTAAAAACTTTGTGCTAAAGTCAGTTGTTGATCTGATTTGAATTTTGATAAGCTCTCCATCAAAAGGTGCAATAAAGTAATTAGATGAGTTAGGTGCCACTTTTTCAACAAAGGAGTCGTCTGAAGGGAAGTATATTGGATTGTAACTAGTACTAGGATTTTGAAAAACGCCTTGATCTATTTCAAATATTCCTCCAACGACTGGAAAACCGTATCTATCTTCTTGGGTCATTAAAGAAGAGCCATGCAAAGAACCGGTTATGCTATTTATCACAGCACTTCCAGACACAATTAATGAATGATCTTCATTATCGGCTTTGCCTCTTATTATTACACCTTCATTAAATCTGACTGTTGATTGACCCATATTTTTAATTTTTGCCATATCATTCTCCTTTTATAGTGTATAATTATATTCGAAAATAGGTAAAAAAATGTTAGTTAAGTTTGTAGAGTTTTTTTCTAGAGAGATGTTGATTGGAATTGGTTTTTTAATATTGGGTCACACACTAGGGTGGTTTGCAGGCAACTCTCAATTTGTTTGGGAGTGGTGGAAAAATAAACCTATAATGGCAACAATTCTTTTTGGAACACCTGCAGGACTGGCTTTTTGGCACGGAACAAAATATTGTTTTGAGGCAGTAGGCGGAGAATTATGGAGTGTAAGATTTATTGCTGCAGTTTTTTCTTACACAGTTTTTCCTGTTATGACATGGTACTTCATGGGTGAATCTATGTTTACAGCAAAAACAATGATCAGTGCAATGCTAGCAATATCAATACTATTTGTACAAATCTATTATAGTTGAAGGGATTAGAAAATGAAAATAACAAGAAGACAATTAAGACAATTAATAGCGGAAGCCAAGTTCAAGTTTGCGCCTAGTAGTCCTTTAGATCGTGACGCAATACAAATTGCATTAGGTACACACCAATTACAATTGCAAAGAGCAGAAATTGAAGAAGGTTTAAGAAGTCATACTCACTATGAAGAAAGTAAGAAAGATTTATTTGATTTTATCGAAACTAATGCTGACCCTGCATGGGATGTTAATCCAGGAGAACATATCGATACTGTCGTCTCTAGGGCTACAGATTTTGTTTCATCAGTTTATAGTTGGTCGAATAGCCCTGACGGTAATGTTGATGACCCAGTCACAGAAGATCATGTCCAACTAATGTTACAAGACTTGTTGGATGCAGGTTACATAACAGTTAATGCAGATAATATAGTTTTACCCACGACTGAAGGTAGTGACTGGTATTATTCGACTTAATGACTAGGAAAAAGAAAAAGAAAAAACTGTGGAGTAAGCAGTCGTTATACGAAAGAAAAGATGGAAGTAAAGTTCTCATGGACAGTACCTGGGAGGTCGCGATGGCTGAGCGCCTAGATCATCTTAAAATAGCATGGAACCGTAGTGAAGATATGAAGCTTAAGTATTTTTCAAAAAGCGGAAGAAAAAGAAACTACATTCCTGATTTTTATCTACCCGAATACGATACATATATTGAGGTGAAAGGTTACTGGACTGATTCTGCACGTCATAAAATGAAGAACGTGATGGAAGTCAATGAGATAAAAATAGTAATTTTAGAGTCACTCGAGTCAATTAAAAAGTTTAGCAGGAGATATCTCAAATGAAAATAACTAAAAAACAGCTCAAGGTTATAATTGAAAGCTACTTATTAAACGAGGCATTGCATGACAATGTTGCGTCTGAAGTTGGGCTTACCGACCCTGAAAAAATAGAACAAATAAGAATTGCATCAGAAAAACCTCACAAGCTGCAGAAACCCGAGCTTTTGTGGATTGCAAAATATTTTATAACCCCAGAAGGCGCAGCTTCTGAAGAACCAATAGAAGATATAGTTGCTTCAATTAAGTCTTTGAAGCAAAATGAAGCCGGTCTAAAAAGGCGAGGCGCGCCGTCAACATTGCAAAGCTACACATCTCCTGGAGACATTAACATCGCTGTCAGTTTGTCAAGAGGATTTTTGGAAGAAAGTCAACTAGTTAGTGAGGCTGACATTTTATACGAAGATGATACATGGACTCTTTATTTACCTCATACGAGAGAAGCTTCTTGTACAATTGGGCAAGGTACATCGTGGTGCACAGCAATTCCAGGCGCAGGAAATAATCTTTTTTACAATTATGTTCTCAGCGGAGATGCAATTCTTTACTATCTAAAAAAGAAAAACGCACAAGATGAAAATAAATCTTTGACTCATTTTTCTCTAGGAACCATGCAAGGTAAAGTTAATTTTCCGGTTAGAGAAGGAGCAGGTGGAGGTGGTATAGTTGTTGACGGTAGAAACGCTGGTCTTACTAAATCTAGATTTTTGTCAATTGTCGGGAATGATTTAGGCAACAACATCATTAGAATTGTTGAGGAAAATGCTAAAAGCTTGGGTGGACATCATCCGGCAAAGAAAAAAGCACTAGAAATGATGAAGAATCCTCTGCTTTATAATGTTGAGATGCGTGGAAAGTCAAAAGATGTTGTTTATGATCTGACTTCAACTATGCTTGATGTTTTTAAATCGACTTATTTAAAAGATGATACACAAGAAGAAGATAAAAAATTAATTATTGATATATTCACTAACCCCGCTAATCAATTAAATCAATTCATAGCTGAAGAAACACTAGTTTCTGAAAAAGATATTAAAAAGTTAGATGATGCAATTGCCAGTAATAACAAAGTTGTACTTCAAAGATATGCAATGGTTTATCAAAATTCTAAATACATAGAGGAAAAAGAAATATATTTTAGAGATCTCGCAGGACTACCATCAGATTCGTCAGATTTAAGATTCTGCAAAGGATCCAACGTTTTGGAAAAAGCTGTTCCTGTCACAATTTATTTGCAAGCAGAAGAAATTGCATCTGAACTCGCTAAAGAAATGGAAAGTATTGTCTCGGATGGTAACACTGGGACCTACGGAGAAGTATTTGAAGATAGTGATTTTCAGCAGTATCTTGTTTATTTTTTCGAAGAGCGAAGCGATTTATATCGCCATTGGAATGGGAATTTTAGTAGAGACTTTAAAGTGATGTTAAGTGTTTATATAGCAAATATTTTATTTGAATCAGGTTTTGCTTTACTCTACAGTCCTGACGACGGCGGCACAAAAGGCGGCGATAGAGTTGAGGACGTCTACGACTATATGAGTGGTGAACCTGCCATGTGGTTTCCCGAAGACAGTGAAAGAGTCCCAGTATATGGTCAGACATTTACAGCAGGTTCAATTATAGATTACATAGAAAGCAACAGATACATAAAAAAAGGATTTGTTGAGTGGTGTTATGAAAATGGATTTACGTTTGCTTTAGACCATAGGCTCATTTAAAAAGATTTTAAAAATAGTCTAGACATATGATAATTAAGGCATGTGGAGAAATATATGTCTTTTTTATTATCTGAAGGGATGAATTATCATATTGATAATGATTTACCTATTAGAGAAAGTGTCTATAGACCGGGTTCTCAGTCTTTCTTTTCTTTTATTTTAGAAGCAAAAAAAGCCTACGTCAAAGGCTTGATAAACGTCGATGACTGGGATCATGATTTGTTAACGTCGGACATAGGAGAATACGGAGAATATGATGGCGGGTTTGTTCCCCTTGATTACCCTATCCCTGCTGAACTGGATGAATCTATCGAGGCCTCAGATAATCTAGATGAAAAAAGAAAGAGAAAGAAAAAAAATAAAAAAAAGTCTGGGTCTTATTATCAAGGTAAAAAAGTCGAATTAAATAAACCAAAGCGAGGCGGTAGCAAGAAGTTCTACGTATATGTAAAAAATCCTAAGACAGGAAATGTCAAGAAAGTATCTTTTGGCGCGAAAGGAATGTCAGTCGGCCTTAAAGATCCGGCTCGTAGAAAATCTTTTGCTGCACGTCACAACTGTGAAGATAAAAAAGATAAAACCAAGGCAGGATATTGGGCGTGTCGTATTGGACGCTACCCGCACTTGTTTGGTGGAAAGTCAAAATATACTTGGTGGTAAAATGAAAATTACAAGAAAACAACTGCGATTAATCTTGCTTGAGAACTTGCTTTTAGAAAATAGACAAACAAGAAATTGGATCAATAATCAACCGGAAGCAGATCGACCCGAATTGCTTGCAGCATATAATGAGGGTCTCAGAGACACTAGTCAATTATCATGGATACAAAAAACAAGAGGCACAGAACCTATTTCTGATCTGGCATCTTATGTAAAAGATTTTTTCGATCCACAAGTTCAGTCTATTATCAAAGGCAACGGATTTGAAACAAACTTAAGCGTCAAAACATACCCAACATCAGGAAGCCTCAAGAGCGTAGTAGATCAAGCAAACAATCTAATTAAAAGTAGAAAAGAAAAAGAATCAAATACTGCTGTAGATCCCATAAACGATCCAGAGCATGTAGACACTATAGGTACAGTAGGCCCATGGACAATTTTAATGCCTAAGACTATACAGGGATCTATCGCATGTGATCGCACCGGACTTGAAACTACATGGTGTACAACAAAGAGGTCTGGTCAAAACATGTTCATAAGTTACGTAGGTAGAGAAGACTCTGATATAATTCTTTTTTATGTAATGGATTATAATAGGGCTCCAGATGATGCATATGCAGCTGTACAAGAAGCTTGTCTTAACAACAATGATTCTCGAATTTGTGTGGGTTTTGTTAACGGTTCTCCTCAATTAGAAGGAATAGAAGGAGGATTATCTGTTGACGCGGCAAACAAGGGTTTGACAGAAGAAATATTAAGAACTGACAGTGGGTTTGGTCAGTATTATGACCAGATACTAAATACTTTAACAGCTGAAGCTCAAGTAATTGGATCAAATCATCCCGCCAAAGAATCTTTAAAGAGGTCAAGAACAGATTTGTTATATCTAAAAAGCGTCATAAAGGATTATGAAAAAGATGCGAAAAGTGACTATATAAAACAAGTAAGTAAAAATTTAGAGGGTGCGTCTCCTGACGTCGTGAAATTTATTTTATTTAGTGACCCTGGAGTTTTTTATGACACTATTAGAGGCGCAAATTCCGACAATCCAAAAGTAGAGTTTATAACTCGCAGTGTATTGGAAAAAATATACAATGAGTTTTCAACAAAAAAAACAGATACTAGAGCAATATTTGACGGTAACATGGGTGGTTCAATGTTTGCTAGTGACTTATTGATCTTTGATGTGATAATTTTTAAAGGTTATCTTATGAGCGAAGATTTATTTTACAAGTTTTTCGATTTATATAATGAGTTACTTGATGAGAGACTAGTCCAGACCGGTCAAATGAGACCGGGCACAGTTATCGATACTGATGTTAGAATGAATAGAATCCTAAAAACTTCATTATCTCATGGTAGAAGAATTCCTTTAAACCCGATAGTAACTCAGAAAATTCACGAATTGCAAAGTCGACTTCTATCACCAGAGGGTATACAAAGATCATTAGATAACGGCTTTCCAAATTCTCCAAAAGATCACTTTAGCGCTGCTTCAGATGACTTAAAAGAAAAGTTTTATGAAAGAGAGGTTTCTTCCAGGTTTGAGCATGTTTTAAAAACTTTCAGATATTTAATGGAAGAAGGAGCAGATCAATTTACGTTAACTGATTTTGAAAATATAGATCTTATCCCGGTCTTAGATCAAAAAGACGGAATAGCTTTGTCAATTGTTCAGAAAGAATTAACTAACGGATATGGGTCTAGAGATCCTAATCATGTAGGCTTTCATCCAAAGCTAGTTCAGGACGTAGAAGAGACTTTTACTTCAGTATTTCCAGAGTTTTATCAAATGAACTGGGAACAATTCAATAGTTTTCTTAAGGGAGTTAAAGGAAAGAACGACGCCATGATAGGCGTTTATATTAAAGAAATGGATCTAGAGTGGTTAGCTGGCACATGGAAGAACAATTATTTGAGAAACAATAAAAACTCAGTTTTTCAAACCTTGATTAGTAAACTTTCACAAAGCCCTTTCATATCAGAAAAAATGGCAAACCACTTTAAAAATAATATGTGCATGGGTTACGTAGGGTTTTTGCTAAATAGAAGGTATTCAGATGATCAATACTTAGTTGATCTTTACAGACCGCTAAGACAATATATAGACTTAGAAAGCCCAAAAATTCCTGATAATCAATATACGATCTCAATTCCAGAAGATGAAAAGAATTTGGTGGCTAAAAGAGTCTATAGTGAAATAGAAGATAGAGCATATTTTTCAGTTCCACCAAGATGGACATTGGGCGAAGATATCTTACAAGAACTCGGCATAGAAAAAGAAGACTATTAGAAAAATTTAGTAAACTTATCAAATAGTTATTGAAAAGGAAATATCGGAGAAGAAATGAAATTATCAAGACGAAAACTAAAAAAAATATTACTGAAAGAGTTCAAGGACACTTTTGACTTAAATATAGACGATTTTGTTTTTTCTGGAGGTGGAGGGACAGGTCATATCCCGCCTAATGATCCACCTCGAAGAGGTGGTGGCGGAGACGGCGGAGGTGGCTGGAACCCTAACAAAAACAATCCCGGTCGCTGCTCTTTTGGTAATCCTCATTACGACAGAATCTATAATCAAGTTGCTTCTTCTTTTTCGTCTTGGGTAGAGATGAATTTCCCGCTGTCCCAAGAAGAAGAAATAGAAAATCAAAAAATAATCAATAGTGGCGACAGAAATCAGTTCTCTAATATCGCAACTGAATATGATAAATATATTAGTTATATAACTTCTATGCACCCAGTCTTTACGCAAGATTTAATATCTGAAGACTTTAATGAATTTTTTGAATTATTATTAACTATACTTGCAGAGTACATATGCAAGAATAATATTCAAAATATTGAAGATGTTTTTTGGAATCCTATTCCCGCAATTGCTAATTTCCTATAGTTATATATTGTAAATTATTTAAATTTAGCTATATAAATTATTGAATCAAGGAATGGAATATGGAAAACGTAACTGCTTCAGGTATATATGTAATTAGAAATAATAATAATTCACCTGAAGCTTTAGGATTAATTGCACTAAAGAAAGAAAGAAAAAGAGCTAAAGGTACTTATGACTTTCCTAAGGGTTCCATAGAAAAAGGAGAAGATCCTTTATCAGCAGCATTCAGGGAATGTTATGAAGAATCAGGATTGCGCCCTAGATTGATAAGACAAGAACCTATTGTTTATGGACCTCTGGCTATTTGGATAGGAATAGTAGATAGTGACTCCTCTATTCAGATAGCTAAGAATCCTGTGACAGGTGATCTAGAACATGAAGGATACGAATGGATATCACTTTCAAAAATGAAAAGTGAATGCTTAAGCTACTTAAAAAGACACTCAGTCGAGTGTGAAAAAATAGTATGGGAATATTTTAAGTTATGAATATTACAGGAAGAACTCCACTAATATCAATTGATGATGAAGGAAGAATATGGGCAAAGCTTGAAACTCACAATAGAACAGGATCAGTCAAAGATAGAATGATTGAGTATATTTGTGATAGAGCTGTAGCTGAAGAAGATATCAATCCAGGTGTGACTAGAATTGTTGAGGCTACTAGTGGAAATACTGGAATAGCACTTGCTAGTTATGCAGCTTCATTAGGCTGTCCCTGTACAATTATTATGCCGTGCAATATGTCAGAGCAACGCAAACAAATGATGAAAGCATTTGGTGCTGAAATAATTGAAACAGGACCAAATGAATTCCAGGCAGCTATTAATATGAGAGACAGTCTCATAAATGATCCAGATGTGTTTTCACCAATGCAGTTTAGCAATCCATTAAATGTTGAGTGCCATAGACAGGAAACAGCTCTAGAGATCCACAAAGATATAATTATCAATAAGGTTGGTAAGTGGAACGCTTTTGTACACGGAGCAGGTACTGGAGGTACAATGATGGGTATTAAGCAGTACATTGACGACAAAAAACTAGGTGTAAAGTGTGTCCTAACTCAGCCTGCTGAAGACAATGCAACTCATGGAATTCAAGGAATCAATGATGGTGCTGACTTCTTATTAAATAGATCTTTGATGGACGAAACTATATCGATCAAAACTGAAGATGCAATTGCGAGAATGAAACGTTTCTGGAAAGAGAGTGGAATTCTGGTTGGCATTAGTAGTGGAGCAAACATATTGGCAGCAGAAAAATATGTTGAAAAACACGATCCAGAAGGTATAGTTATAACCATGCTATGTGATAGAGGGGAGCGTTATTTATGAGCAAAAAAACAAATATATATGAAGCACTGTATGGTAATTTAAATGAGATGGCAAGAGGTGTATACGTAGGATATCGTGACGAAGGCTTTCAAGTTGTTCCGGGAGAAAACTACTATATATTTGCAGGAGGCACTAAACCTTTTCATGCTGGTCATGATCAAATGATTATGCATGCAATCAATGACGCTGCACAAGATCCGAACGGAAGGGTCCTTCTTTTTATTGGATTAGGAGATAGAGGTGCACTTAAAGGTGAATCAATGCAACAAGTTTGGTCAACATATATTGAAGACTACTACGAAAGCGTTTCTCCCAATATTCACATTGAATATGGTGGAGGCCCTGTTGGAAAAGTTCTTGCTCTTTTAAAAGAAGCAAACGAATTGGCACATACTGGTGTAAGACCTGACAATATGTTTTATATCTATGCTGATCCAGAAGATACACAGGGTTATTATCTTCTTCCTAAGTTTTCTAAAAAAGACCCATCAGTTGAGCTTAAGTCTTCACCACCCAAATATTCAGATGCGTTAAGATCTATGGATCCAGTTGGAGTATCATTTATGGGTGCTGATTTTCCAGACAGATTCACTAGAGGCGGTGAAGGCGGAACGTTAGATATTAGCGGAACTAAAATGAGAGAATATCTAGAGATGGGAGATGTTGAATCTTTTAAGTCAGGTTTGCCTAGCTGGATGGATGAAAATGTAAAGAATTCAATTTTCCAAATACTTTCTACTCCTATTCTGAATGAAATTAAGAGAGCTGATAAGGGTACAGCTGACTATTCTAGATATTTACAAGAAATGATTGATGAGCTTCAGTATATCAAAGGCTCTTATAATTCCAGAAAAAAAGAAGGAAGACAATACAGAAAAGAAGCGTCATTAATTCAGCACACAATATCTGAACTTAAAAGACAAAAGCGTAAAAATGATCGTCTTAATGAAGTAGAAAAAGAAAATACATTGAACGAATCCTCGAATGCAGATGTAGGAATCGAAAACAGAGATATACTAAAAGAGTGGTTTAAACAAACTTATAAAAAATAATCTTATAAATAGTTGACGTGTTTGTGTATTATACACAAAAGGAGTGAATTCGGTGACAGAAAATTGGAAAGACGCAGACGGTAAAATAGTCTTAAATAGTTTTGTCATCGAAGAGATTAAAGATTATACTAGTCTAGGTGGTACAGTTTACGTAGGTACAGATAGTATGCTACATTCTCATAAATGTAACTTTACTGCCGTGATAGCTTTTCACAATAGAGAACACGACATTGCTAGATATTACTATCGAAATATCAAAAAACCCTCTAGGTCTTATAGAGACTTGCAAAAGAAAATTTTAGAAGAAGTTGAATTGGCAATTAAAACAGCACAGTTTGTAACAGAAGTTTGTCCAGACTCCGATGTTCAAGTACATGTTGACGTAGGGACAAAAAAGAAAAATGAGACGTCAAAATTTCTTAGCATAATACAGGGGTGGGTTACAGGAACTGGGTATGATTTAAAAGTTAAACCTGAAAGCTGGGCTTCAAGTATTGCAGATTCGCATACAAAAAGAATGAGAGGATAAAATGGCAGCAAGAATTAGAAGAAAATCTGTATCACTATTTAAGTCTATAGGTGCTATAACAGGCGGATGGTTAGACACAGATATCATTAACAATATTGATATGAATTCTTATGCTAAAAAATCAATTGTTGAATTTTTAAGATCGGAATTGAGATTGCTTACTCCTCACAAAATAAAACAGATCCAGTATTTTTGTACTTTTAAAAAGGGACCGGCAGGAACCAAGGTCGTTTCAAATCTTTATTTGCGAAGAGGCAGTTATGGTGAATACCTCAAGTTTGGCGGGCAAGATCTAAACAAAACAGGTGCATCTATAAATGAATACTATTTGTTTTTGCACAAGATCGGTGCAAAAAAGATAAAAGACGCAAAAGAGATATTTGAAAATATTAATTTGTAATTAATTGGGCAATAAGTTATACTATAAAGTATCAATCTTAACCCAGGATAATTAATGACAAAAGAATATTTAAAGTACTTTCCATACAAGTCACCTAGAAAAGAACAATGTGATGCAATAGAATTCGCAATCAATGCAATTGAAAATAGTGATAAGCGTTTTTGTATCGTAGAAGCAGGAACTGGTGTTGGAAAATCTGCAATTGGTTTGACGCTGGCAAGATATTTTAACAACAGATTGGAAACCAAAGAGGGTTTTGCAGACGGATCTTACTTTTTGACAACACAGAAAATATTGCAAGAGCAGTACGAAAAAGATTTTGGTGGAAAAAGCGAAGACAGTATGAAGTCTGTTTACTCCTCATCAAACTATCAATGTAAGCATCATAAAGCTAATGATTGTAGAACTTCACAGCAAATGCTTAAAGCAGAAGGAAAAACAACTGGAGACTTTTTTAGAACATGTAAGTTTCAGTGCAGATACAAAAAAGCTAAAACAGCATTTCTTGAGTCACCGGAATCTGTTACAAACTTCCCTTACTTCTTAACTGAATCAACTTTTAGTGGAGGTATCAAACCAAGAAAAGTTCTTGTAATCGATGAAGCTCACAATACAGAACAAGTACTTAGTAACTTTGTTGAAGTAGGTGTAAGTCAATATTTTGCAGAGAAAATTGTTAAGTGTAAATGGCCTGACAAAGTAACACCCATTAACTTTGTAAAGTGGATTGAAAATGTGTATCAGCCAAAGCTTACTTCTCAAATTATGCACTTTGAAAAACAGATTGAAGAATTAGGTATCTCATCTAAAATTAAAGAGATGTCATCGCTTTCATTAAAGTACGATATGATGACCGGTCATGCTGATAAACTTAAGAAGTTTTTAGATAACTACGATAAAGAAAATTGGGTTATGGAACGTCAAGAAACAGAAAAACGCGGCTATGTTAAAGTTATATATAGGGCAATTGATATATCAAATTATGCAGAAGAATATCTCTTTAGACTAGGCCAAAAAGTAATTTTAATGTCAGCAACTATTCTTAATGCTGATGCTTTTGCCCAGTCGCTAGGAATTCCAAAAGATCAATATGAAGCCATTAGTATTCCATCACCTTTTCCAGTAGAGAATAGACCAATTATCAATGCTGCTGTTGGAAGTATGAGTGCTAAAACTATTGAAGCTTCACTACCAAAACTAAAAGAAGCAATTAAAGCAATCATGGAAGAGCACGGAAACGAAAAAGGAATCATTCATTGTCATACATACCGCATTGCTAACTATATCAAAAACAATATCAAAGGGAAATTAGGTAAAAGAATCTTAATTCATAATAGCGAAAATAGAGATGAAGTTTTGAAAAAACATATTAAGTCAAAAGAACCTACTGTTTTGTTGTCACCATCCATGACTGAAGGTGTTGACTTGAAAGGCGATCTAAGTAGATTCCAAGTAATATGTAAAGTTCCGTATCCTTGGCTAGGCGATCCAATTGTCAAAAAGCGAATGAACAAATTCCCAGATTGGTACCCGCTTAAAACAGCAATGACTGTCGTTCAGTCAGTTGGTCGAAGCGTAAGAAATTCTGAAGATACAGCAATTACATATATTCTAGACAGTGATTGGGATAGGTTCTACAACAGAAACAAAAGACTGTTTTGCGAGGACTTTAAAAGATTAATTGTGTAAATCCATTAAGACTTTTTTGCTGACCAGAATATTTTAATCTCTGATTGATCAATGGCATTAAGTCCAACCGCATGAACGTTTCTATGAACATTGTGGTAAATAATTGGAATACCATTGTGTATTGCCCCAACTACACCAATGTGTGTATTAATAGGGAAGCCTATTTTAGAATTGGTAAGTTTGCTGCTAGGTTTGAATTGAATATTCTCTCCTAGCATTTCTTGTTTCCACGGTTCACCACTTTCAGTTACGAAATATTCAGCCGGAGTTTCCATGTCTCCCGACCCCATTCTTGTATAACCTGTAGCAGACTCAAAGAATGCTTTTGAAAAGTTTGAAGATGATTCAAAATACAATCCTACGATATCTCCCAATGCAAGATTAGAAAATTTGCTTTGATCAGGTATTAAGCTTTTCGACAATTCTTTTGTTTTTTCTAACATAGTTTGCTTATTAGGATTTTCATTTATTCTTGTAAAGCACCAACTAGCATGCTTCAAGAAATTATCATTTACGTATTCCGGATCATGATGAGAAGCGTATTTGATAATTGGCATTCCTACGTCAGATATTAATCGATCAGCATGCCATGCATTTCCGATTCTTATTTCTCTTCCAAAAGAATCTGAAACCCATTGTGAACAATGATTTTGTTCACACTTACCAACAATCATGTCAGCATCAGAACTAGGTACGACTTTTTTATCAGCCAAGATTTTCCAATCAAAAGCATAGTCAATTTGGTTATCTGTGTTATTCCAATAAAAGACGGTATTCCCGGTATGTCTTTCTTTGTTTTTATCTTCGTTTTCTCTCAAAAAGTCTTTGATTAATCTTTCTAGGTTTCTCTTTTTTATTAACATATCACTTGATCTCCCTATACTAACTATTATACGAGGTAAATAAAAATATGTCTAATTTTTTAAGAGAAGGCGATAAAGTCTTTATGACTTACAACATGGGTGTATCCGGATTAGTAACTGAAGTTTTTTATAAAACTATAACAGCAAATATTGGCCCGGGAACACTTTCAAAACAAATGTGGGTTAGATTTAGAAGATCTGATACGGGAGAAATCGTAACAGCAAAAAGGCAAGATCTAACAAAAGACAATACATAAATTAGTCAAGAATATATTCTCTCGTCTTTATAGTTATGTTATGTTGCAGTTGGAGTATTTTAGTGTCAAAAAAAAGTAAAAGTAAAAAATCAACTATTAAAGACTTGTATTTAGATCGTCCTACATCCCACGGTGGTTGGCCACATGGTCATAGTGGAGGATACGTTGATAGTAAAAAGCCCGTATATAAACAAATAGGCGATTATCTTAAAGACATGGGATTGATCGATGACGACAACCCAAGAGCTAAATTATCCGAAGCAATATTAAGACACATGATTAGAGAGTCAATCAGGAGAAGACTATGAGCGAAATATCGGATAGATTCGAACAGCTTCATAAAATGAGAGAGACGCTTTGCAAAAAAAGAGATAAATTTTCAGAAATTTTTTATTTGCAAGACTGGCTCGTTAATAATTTAAAAGACTTAGTTAAACAAGCTGAGTCTGAAAAGATTAAAAAAGAAGACATAGTTAATGCACTTGAAGACTTGATATGTGTTGTTGAACCTGAGGACGAAGAAGATGACAAATGATAGTAACGGATGGGGTGAGTACTCACGCTTAGTTTTGAAAGAATTAGAGACATTAGCGCAAGGAATCAAAGAACTAAATGACAGTATGAACGAAATGAAAAGGGAGATAACTGATATCAGAGCCCGAGAAGACAAAGTTCAAGAACTAGTCAAATGGAAAGAAAGAATTGATGAAGTTGCATCACCCACACAAATAGAGAAGCTAAAAGAAGAAGTAGAAGAATTAAAACTCTTCAAGACAAAAGCGGTCACTATTTTTGCTGTAATACAATTTATGATGGCAGCTGTTGTATTTGCTCAAAGGTTTATTTAAATGAAAACAATTATATCAGAAGCTAGACTTAAGAAGATTATGGAAAATATGATCCAGGAAGCTGTACCCGGTGGAGAGGATCCAACTAATAAAAGCGGTACTGAGTTTGCAAATGAGCCATGGTTTTCTGACGAACATCTTAGAAATGCTTGGGAAGTATACAAGCTCATGCAAGACCCGAGTCAGTTGTCCGGTCTTGGAGAGTTTCAAATAGAAATGGGACAATACCCAGCTCAAGCAACAGATAAAGTTCAAGACCCTAAAAACAAAAGAAGAAAAATTAAAGTACCTGCAACTGTAGATTATCCTAGGCTCGGTACACATCCTCGTATGGAGCCGAGTCTAGATCCTACTAGATCGCCTAGGACTAGCAAAACAAAGGGTGATATTGCTAAAAACATTTTTAATAAAATAAGATTTTTGCATATAAAGTCAGAAGACTTTTATGCTGATGATGTCATGAAAGATATATATCTTGCAATTCAATCCGGATTTATCCCTGCTTCAACTAGTGAAGGTCAGAAAAAACTTGATCAAAAAATTAGGGATATCTTAGGGCGCCCTGAAAAAAACCCGTTGGAAGATGCCTATCAAGAATATGTTGAAGATCAACTATTGCAGCCTACTAGTATAATACCGGATGCATTACAAAACTACATAGCTGATAACGAATCTCTAGATAAGGAACGTATCGCTCAAGAACTTAAGACGAAGTGGCCTTGGGGAGCAAATGTATTTGGAAACACCAAAAGTCTCCAAGCTAAAGAGAGTCATTCATTGTATGCGTATAACGCAGATAAGTCTAAAGGGATTACACTAGTTGAAAATTCTGTTGTGACGAGAGCTTATAAAGCATTAAATATGAGCAACCCAGGTGAAGTATATCATTACATTATGGAAAATTGTATCTTACCGACAGGAGATGACGTAGAGATTGCCGTAGCACATTTTTTTCATATACTCTCTAATAAGACAACTAGTCATATCGATTCAACTGGAACTGATATTGTTATGAACGATAATATCAAAATAGAATGTAAATCTTCGAAAAGCCCAAACACAATCGAAAGAGGGCTTCACGCATCATTTCCTGAAGACAATGTTAACAAGTACTATGTTTTTATATCTAATAGAGGAGATACTAGCAAGACACAAATAGCAGTAGTTAACTCTATGCTGTTAAGATTTGTCTTGCTAATTAGCGATGTTACAGCAAGCCCACAATTAAGTGACACATCTGATCCTGACGTATCTAGTGACTATGACAATAAAATTCTTCATCAGTATGTTCAAAAATTTGGTAATTTAAATACAGAGCAAACTCCAGATTTTAAATGGGTAGAGTCAACAATAAGAAATAATTCTGAAGATATTATAGAAGCCTTTGTGGCTAAAACTTCTATGCAATTTGCCAAAGGTAACGCTGAGGACTTTGAAGATACAGTAACATTTAGAGTTGGAAACGCGAAGGTAATGGTAAGAACGCAAGTTAATTGGGGTCTTTCTGAAGAAGACTTAAAAATAGACGATAGTTTAGAAGCTGAAACTGACGATCTAAACGAGTCAAATAGTTTGTATAGCTCAATATTGAAAGACTTGTTTGTGACTGCTTATAAAAAGTCAAAAGTGTAAAAACAAGATAAATAATATATACTAATAGAGTAACAACAATTAACACTTTAAAAAAGGTTATTCTATGTATTTGACAAGACAAGACTCAATCGAAATTATCACAAGCATGCAAAAGTTTGAAGACCAGCTTAAAAATTTGTTTTCAGACTATGACTACGATCTACACGAAAATATTGGTCGACGTAATATGTTGCTCAGTGCTGTTCAAGAAAAAGAAACAGCAAGAGTCCTGAGAAAAAAGTTTGATCAGGTATTGGACGACGGTACCCCTGGCAAACCCGACGTTGTCATCTGTGATATCGACAAAGAGCTTGAATGTAAATTAACATCGGGAAGTAAAAGTAAAGGCACAGTATCGTATTCGTTCCAGACAGATTGGGCTACTTTAAAGCTAAAAGAAAAACTCGACTATGTCTTTGTAGTTGCAAATGATACGTTTGATCAATTCGCTGTCTTGTTTTTTGAAGGCTTGACAACTGAAGATTATTTTCCGCCTGCTAGCGGAAGTCGAGGCAAGTCCCGAATGAGAAAAGACAGTGCATTCAAAAAGCTAGTTCCACTTGTAGGTGACATGATTAATGTGTCAGTCGACAATATCGCTAAGGTTCAGGCGGAACTAGTCGGAAAAATTGCAGAAAGAGATGCAAGAATCTTGGAGCTGGAAGAACGCTTAAGTAAATGCTCAGAAAAAGCTGTCAAACTCAAAGAAAAAACAGAACAAATCTTATCGAATGAAAAGATTAGATATGAAAAATCAATTAATAAGCTTCGTGATCGAATTGTTTATTGGGAGAATAATCCTAAATATTCAGTTGTTTTTGAAAGCTTTGAAAACAATGCGACTGAGGAGGCTGCATGAAGAAAGAGGTGAAGTATGTACAGCACGGTGTACACACTTATAAAGTAACTGAGTGGACTTGGTTAGGACCGGGAGGTTCAATCATGACTAGTAGATCTTGCGAAAAATTAATAACAATCGAGGATATTAAAAAATGAATTTTGATCACATTGCTTTGACTGTTCCCACAGAAGCTATGATGAAGAATAATGTCAAATGGTATTGTGATCAATATGATGCAGAAATTCTTTATCAAGACAATACATGGTCGCTGTTATCAGTAGGTGGAGTAAAAATAGCTTTTGTACTGCCTAGTCAGCATCCTCCACACGTTGCTTTTGAAATAGATGACATGCATAGAAATTCTTTAATTGACGCAGGACATACTTTTCATACACACCGCGATGGCAGTGAGTCTTGCTATTTAAAAGATCTTTGCGGAAACAATCTGGAGTTTTTATTTTGGCCAAAGAAGAAAAATATAAAAAATTAGAAAAAGCTATCGATGTTATTCATAATGTTGGATGGAGTATTATATTTGTCGTAGGACTAATATCTGTATTTCTTTTCATTACAAGAGAGATACTATGATGAATATTCTTAAAGCTGCTTTTTTAATTAAAAAACATAAAAAGCAAATTGCAGAAGCTGTGCTAGTTTCAAGTGCTGTATATACTTATTTATTGTTTAACGGACTAACAAAGGGTATTAGAAATGACAGACAAAGAAATTATACAAAAAATTATTAAGCTTCTCGCTGAAAACGACAATATATTAAAAGTTAGAGGAGGAAAAGGTTACGGTGTAGGTCACCCTATATATTTTAAATCTTATCCGACCTTAAACCAGTATTTAGGTTTGCAAGAAGAAGAACCAGAAATGCAACAAGAAAAGAATCCTGTTAAAATAAGCAAGGCGTTTAAAAATAAAAAAAGGAAATAAAATGGCAGATGACGTTTATCTACAAGATTACTGCAAACACTTCAACTTTAACATTAAAAATAATATCATATATGATAAAGATAATATTATCGGCAATATAAACCCAGCCCAAAAATGGGCTATAATTGGAAATAACAAGATTAAATACAGCGAATTCGCAATATTAATTGTTGAAGGCTATTTTGACTTACTAGGAGAAAAATGATGTCATCTTTTAAAACTAACTACGAAACACGAATGCTGTATACACAGTCTTATCTTGCAGATGAAGCTGTTAACGTAACTTCAGATATGCATGCTGTTATGTGGTCGTACGGACCATCAGCACCCACAACAACAAGAGTGCGATTGACATTTATCTATACACGTGAAGCGAAAGGAATCAGTCCGGTGCAAGGTCTGATCGAACAATGGAAAAACGAAGGATGGACTATCGTCGATGAATACGTAGATGCCTATCAAGAATTTGATGAAGTGGAAGATTTTAGAGCTCATCTTCTTGAAATGACTAGATCTTTCTTGTTAGGAATCCCGTTTGGTTCTGAAGTACAAAGTCCTGCCGGCCCTAAAGATCCTGTTAGCAAGCCTGCTTTAAAAATACCAAAACCTAATATTACTTCTAGGCTTGATTCGATTATTAGAAAATCTTCAGAAGATAAGAAACCTATCAAAAAGAACATTCCTGACGAAGATGATATATATGCTAGTACTAATGTATTTGTGACACCTACCAAAGATGATATCAAACTTAATACTTCATCATCTAGCGACGTAGATGTTTCAGATGACGATGACGATGACGACTGGATTTAAATAGGAGAAAATAATTATGGGCGGTGCAGCTGGACACATGAGACATCCCTTCGATCTGCAATCAGTGCAGTCAGGTGAAGACTTAATCAATATATTTGAAGATTTAAAATTACTAGTAGGGACTGGTGAAGGAGATGTGCCTAATGTAAAATTCGACGGTTCAAATGTTTCTTTTAAAGTTGACGAAAATGAACAGATCGTTGTTGATAGAGGAGCATATGCTGATGTTCCCGGAATTGGTTTTAACAATATCGTTGATCGCTTTCCAAAAGAAGATCACGGCATGAGAAACGCTATACCTACTGTTTTAACAATTATGAGGCAAGCAGGAATTGAGGACGAATTAAGAGCACTGGGATTATATGACAACCCTCACTACTTTATTAATACAGAGTTTGCTGAGGCAGGTACTAGTAATGCAACAGCTTATGACGGAAATTATATATTTTTGCACGGTGTCAATGCTTTTTATGAGTCAACTTATAGAAAAGTAACTCGACCCGGTCTTGAAAAACCTTTAATGTTTAATCCGAGAAAAGGTAAGGATGAACCAACAAAAGACAAGAGTGTTGAAGTTCCGTATGACAAGGCAGCATTGGCATCATTGGTAGAAAAAGCTAATGCTGTCGCTCAAACTATGGATCCTCCTTTCACAGTTGTTGGACCTGTCCCAGTAAGAACTCTTGAAAACAATGAAATCAATTATGAGCCTGCGCTTCTCGAGACAATCACAATACCTGTTTCTGAAAGTTATTTGGCACAAGATCCGGAGTTAAGAAGTCTTCAAGGGGCTAGCTTGCAAAACTGGTTAATGTCAATTGAGCAAAAACCAGCACAATATTATGCACCTCACTATGATGTAGAATTACCAAAGCTAGACGGAAAAAAGATTAATCCGTATCACAAAGCAACGTATTTGTCAATTATTCAAGACGGTGTTAACGTAGATGATATTGTACCCCCTGAGCATGTTAGGTCTTTGATCAACGGTGTAATCATTCTTCATGCAACAAGAAAATTAGGACAACGTTTTCTTTTAGGATTAACAAGTGACTTTGGAGATTTGATTGCTAGCGGTATTAATCCGGACGAAACTGATCATGAAGGTGTTGTTATTAGAAATCAACAGTTTAGTAGATATCCGTTTAAGATAACAGGTGAGTTTATTGTGACAGGTATGTTTGGTAATTTTGCAAATCCAGCAACAACGCCTGCACCTACCACTATGACAGAAAGCACCATAAGAAAAATGGTGCGAAGTTCAATACGACGCACCATTTTTGAATCGATTAGAAAATAAACTTTCTATTCTAGGTGTTTCATAGCAACTGGCCACAAGTCGGTTGCTATTTTTTTGCACGCTTCAGCGACTACACGAATTTCTTGTTGTGCACCATCGTGAGTTCTAAGCTTGATAAACTTAATTAAGTTGTTGAGGTTTGTAGTTCCGTAATACTCGGTGTAGAGATTCTGGGGTAAAACACCTCTTGCTTGTTCTCTGCATACGCCAGATTCAATAAGTTTGTCAAATAGATCTAGAGACTGCGTATGCCACTCAGATATAGCTTGAGATGCAGTAGAGTACGTGTCAAGAAACAACGGTGCAACAGTTGGATTGATGAGGTTGTCTGTATTACTTGCTTGACGATTGCTCTTGTGCTGAGTCCTAAATTCTTTGGGCGAATAGAACTGTAAGTTCACATCAGTATACCTACGAGATATTTCATTGTAGGACCATGTCCGATGGCGATGGTGCTGACTACGAACGAAAAGAGGAACACAAAACCTAAAAGTAACAACATTATGTTCCAGCGTACTGGTGTGTTGATGTTTGATGAGGTATTTAATGAGCTTTTCATCTCTTTCATCTAGATCCTCCTTTTGCTTTCCAAAGCTTACACGTGCTGAATTAACAATCGTAAGATCGTCTCCCATGTGTTGTACATATTCAACAGATCCAATATTGTCATCATAGAGATAAATTTTTTCCATAACTGTATACTCCTTGTAATTTTTTAAATTATAACCCGTTTTCTTAATAAATATAAAACAACGATACAGCGAAGGTAACATTAACAATCGACTAGACTTGCATATAATATCAAAAAGGTAGGAACGCAAATGAAAACAATCTTAACAGTACTAACTGCAGCGATCATAGCATGCGGTGGCGACGTCTATATTTCCAAAACAATTGAAAGTGAAGGAGGTGATTCTTCATCGGATACAGTTTTTACTGACACGGGTTATAGTGTAAATGACACAACAGAAGAAACAGATACAAATACGTCCGATACTTCAACCCAAGACCTTAGCAAAACTATTGGTTACGTTGAGATAGGTCTGATGCAGGCTTCGTGTCCTTACTGCATGGGTTTGCAGCAAGAAATAAATACAACGGCAAAAGTAAGATTCCATCAAGCATCAACAGGCGAACATACAAGCTGGATACCTAGAATTGACGGTTGCAGAGATTATTATGAGTCATCAGTTTCTGCACCTAACGTGGATATGGGACAGACTGTAAGCCTTTTAAATACATTTGGTGATAACATTCAACTAAACAAAACTAGTGATCAAACAGGCGTAATTTATGAAAATAGTTATATACAGGAAAGTAGTTTTAGAAGAAATACGTCACACAACTTAAGTGTTCAAAATAAAACAGCAGATAACGTTGTAGAGACATTGCGCGGTTTTGACTATATTGAACCATATCAAATGCTTTACGTTGACCCTAGTTACGCTTTTCAAGCGCCTATTAATAGAAACGGAAACAATGTCTTTACATGGGGCCCTAGTGGTGATGCTAATAGCTTCTTCACAATCCATATATCTGTTTATAGTTATGATGGAAGTGCTTATTACGGTACGACTATTTGTAAATCAGAAGATGTAGGTTATATGATGATTCCTGGATCTTATTTTCAGCAGTATCAGAGTGGCAATCTAGTCTCTATTCATATGATGCGTCACAGAATAGAAAAGAAAGAATACGCTGATTTTGGTGGAACAATTGAAAGCTACAGCTGGTGGGAAGTAATTGGTACAGGATATATTCAATAGGAGAAAAAATGGCAACAGTAAAGTCAAGAAAAAATGAAACAGGTGAAAAGATTATTCGTAGATTTAAACGTCTAGTAGACAAAGAAGGAATATTACGTCGTGCAAAAGAATGTATGCATTACGATAAACCATCAGTTAAAAAGAAAAAGAAAAAAGCACGTGCTGAAAAAAGAAGAAGAAAAAATGCTAAGAGATCACGCAATAGCTAATAATTACTTCGAATTCTAAAGAGCATCTCCAATGAGGTGCTTTTTTATTTTTTAAAAGATATTTATACTTATAGAGGAAAACAATGAAAATAACTAAGCGAGAACTCAAAAGCCTGATTGAATCGATTATTTTTGAAGAAGAAGAAAACGCTGACACCGAATCTGAAGATGAAGCTACTGATAGCGGGAAAGATGAATTTGACAATATTGAACCCTTTGTGATCGAAGTAGACGGTGAACAAAAAGAAGTTAAATTCTTCAAAGACGACGTAGGTGATCTTCAGTTTAGTATTGACGGAGAAACTCCTGGCAACAAAACTGTAATGGACTACGTTACACTTGCAGCTGTTGGAATAACTAGTGCAAAAGAAGATTCCGTTGCTGGGCTTAAAAAGATTATTGACTTGGATAAGACGCAAGTAGGCAAATCAATCGATCAGACAATCGACAACATGAAAAAGAAAATGAAAACACAAAGATCACCGGCTTCTGTAGATGATATTAGACGAGCATTGAAAATTAAATGAGGAAATTTTGGCATATACTAGGTTGACTATTGAAGATCTAATCAATATAAAACGCAGAGATACTTCGGTAAAAGCTTGCGTTAACATTGGTGATTTAATCAAAGTTAGTTTAGATAATGACCACATCATAGGTATTGTCTTAGAAGTCGACAACAAGACAATGAAAATACAGAATTCTCAGGGCGGAATAAACTGGGTGTCACTTTATGTAATTTATGAAATACTTCAGTATAGTAATAAAAAAGGAGTGACCGTTGGCCAAAAAGACAAAGACAAAAAAACTAAAAAAAGAAAAAGCAAGTGATGAAAAAGAAACAGACGTGTATCAAGCTGGCGACTTTTGCTATTATCTAGATAGAAACAATAAAATTAGATTTGCCGAAGTAAGATCATCACACGTTCACGAACCCACTAATTCTTATTATTATCAGCTTATTGACCAGTCAGAGTTTAGATTTGTGACAATTCATCATGACTATTGTGGTGATGATGAAAAGCAGCTAAAGAGTGTTAAAAGAAAATAGTAAAGATAGTTATAACCATGAGACTGACAAGAAGACAATTGAACATTATTATTGAATCTTACCTCAATGAAGAAGAAAATTCTGAGACAGATAGCAGTGACCAAAGTTTTGTTAAAATGGAATCAATAATAAATAAAAACTTTGAAGATGCAAAGAATTCTTTTATAAGAAAATTATATTCTAACGACCTGACAAATAAATTAAGAGAAAAAGTAAAGAGTATACTCTCTAAAAAAGCTTCCATGGCGTATTCAGAAAAGGGCTTAAATGATATTCTTGAATTGATCGTACCGAAAGAAAGAGAGCAGAGATATAGAGATGTAACTGATCAAAATGATCCTTACTATCTAAACAACATCCCTCAAATTATTAAAACAACGAAAGAAAAGTTTGATGATATTAAACTTTCCATGGATACAAACAATCAAGAGTGGCGAGAGTTTTTTAGAAAAAGCAAAAATCAGGGTTTGGATGTTAAAGGTGCTTTTTTCAATGGGGAAGTTTCCGTTAATACAGACTCATTTTCTAAGCACTTAGGGAAAAATGAATATGCACAAAAACTTAGAGCAGCATTGAGCCTTATCGCTAACGATGACGTTGATGGTTGGGGATCATTTGATAATGCTGTAAGAGAGACAATATTTCATGAATTAAGCCATGCTTTTGACGATGAATTTTCAACTGGTGGAAAAGACTTAATAACAAACTTAGCAAACAGGGCTTTAGAGCGATATAAGATTGTTTACCCAGGAACAATTACAGCTGATAACCAAAACGAAATACCGCTTTTAAATTATTCAGATAATCAAGACGAAGGCAGTCAAGACATTAGAAATTATCTTAAACCGGTTATTAAAGAAAAGTATCACGGATGTATAACAGGCGAACCAGACTCAGATGAAAGTTCATTATCACCCAAAGAAGAGGGGATGCCTCTGGAGTATAACGTTTCAAGATGTCAGTATTTAAATATCTATAATAAGTCAGGTCAGACTGAAGTACTAACAAGGATACGTCAGATTAAAACGAGTGTTGAAGGGATAAATATAGGCGTTGGAAAATTTAAAGCAGAACATATTCAGTATCTTAAAGATAACAATCCGGATGCTGATGACGTGATTCTTTTAATGCGTATGCTCCGAGATGATGTTTCAAATCAAGAAATAGCTGATGCATTTAATGCAGTTGTACCAGCAGGATAAAATGTAATTAGTTACCTCTTGTGTTATACTATGAATAAACCGCAGGAGGAATTAACATGGATTATGTTAAAGACAAAGTTTTGGACTGTTTTGAAAATTTAGCAGCAGCAAAGGGAACAAATGCAAAAAAAGCTCTTTTAAAAGAGTATCTTAATAACTTGTACTTCTCAACACTAATGAGTTATACGTTCAACCCGTATCGTTCCTTTCACGTTGTAAAAGTTCCAAAAGTAAAAAAAGAAAATAGAAAACCAATAGAACCTCAAGAAGCATGGAAATTATTTATTTTAAATGCCGATGCATGCTCTAAAAGAGAAGTAACAGGAAATGCAGCAATCAATTTAATTCATTCAACTTTCCAACAGTGTTCTGAAGCCCAGGAAAAATGGATGAGAAAAGTTCTTAAAAAGAATTTAGCAATTGGTGTTTCCACAAAGTCTCTTAATAAAGTTCAGCCTAACTTCATTCCAACGTTTGATGTAGCACTGGCTCAGAAATTCGAAAGAAAGAGAATGAGTGAATGGGTTTATATTGAACCAAAACTCGACGGTATTAGATGCCTAGCTATTGTAGAGAACGGTGAGACAAAACTCTTTACACGAGCTGGAAAGCTTATCACTAATTTTGATGACACAATCGGTAAAGAACTTTCACAATTAGTCTCTGGATGTTATGACGGGGAAATTATGAGTAATGACTTCACTGATCTGATGCGACAGGTTTATAGGAAAGAAGACAAAAACATCAGTGATGTGTATTTTGCAATCTTTGATTACTTAACTCCAGAAGAGTGGAGAAAAAAAGAAGGGTCATATAGTCTCAAGAGTCGAAAAAACATTTTAAAAGCTAACGTGATAGAGTCAGCTAATAAATATTTGAAAACTGTTCCATACGAAGCTGAGTTAATGCCTTCAGAAGAAGTGCTAAAAGAAACTCATGACAGGTGGGTCTCGCAAGGATATGAAGGGATCATGATTAAAGACACAGACGCACTCTATAGTTTTGGTCGAGACTGGTCTGTGATGAAGTACAAAGCTTTCTTTGACGCAGACTGTCCTATCGTAGGTCTTAAAGAAGGCACAGGTAAACACCAGGGTAAGTTAGGAAGCTTCTTGGTAGATTATAAAGGCGTTGAAGTTAATGTTGGTTCTGGGTTAAATGACGAACTGAGAGAGGCTATTTGGAAAGATCGTGACAGCCACATCGGTAGAATAATCGAGGTAAGGTATCAAGAAGAAACACCTGACGGATCTTTACGATTTCCTACATTTGTGTGTTTTAGAAACGACAAGGAGTAAATATGAAACCAGGTGACTTAGTCAAGTGGACGTTTGCAAAGACGTCGTCATCAATTAATGCTGAGAATAATTTCTACATAGGAATTCTTTTAAAGCGTTGTGACATCCCATTTAATAGTTGGAATATACTTTTATCAAACGGAAGTATCATTCATGGCGATGAAACAGAGATCGAACCCGTGTTATGAAACCCGGTGATTTGGTAAGGATAAGATTTATGATTGATATCTTCTCAAAGACATACGGGAATTGGGAAACAGGGTTGTTGGTTAAATATGACAAAACTCAAAAGTTAGGAACTATTCTTCACAAAGGAAAGCTAATTAGACTGAGAGGTGCTCAAATTCAATTGTTGAGTAGGTTTCCAGATGAACAAGATTGAGATTGGCGATTTCATAGTATTCGACAGATACGTAATGAAACGTTTTGACTTTATTGAAGAACTTTGTGGAATAGTTCTGCACATAGAGACGCAAAAAAGAGGATATCTGTCTGGAACAAGAAGCATGACTTTCTACAGAATTTTAACGCCCAAAGGGATTTATAATGTTGACGTAACAGCGATAGATATAAAACTTGTAAATAAACTAAAAGCACAATAATATAAAAAAACAATATAACAAAGGAGTCAAATATGACAGACGAACTTAAAAACTTTATCGATAAATACAAAGCAATAGAGGATGAAATTAAATGTCTCCAAGAAGATAAAAAAATCTTGATTGAAGACTTGAAAGACAATCACGGAATTGAGCCTAAAGTAATCAAGAAAGCAATTCAGGTTGCAAAAATTAGAACTCAATTAGGTGACAGTACTGTACAACTTGACAACATCGTTGAACAACTTGAGGGCGTAATTCGATGAATGAAAATAAAAAAGCTGTAAGCGTTAAAGGTTACGGAAATAAAAAGCACGAAATCAGTATTGAAAAAACAGAGATGAGTGGTTATACGTTTTATACATTGGCAAAGAACGGAAACAGAATTCTAATCTGCGATACAAAGGAATTCATTAAGCTTAAAAAACTTTTTGGAGAATCTTAAATGGGTTGGCAAAAAGTAAGAAAAATTAATATTGCAACACCCGACGGAGACGTCGAAGGTGTTGCTTTAGAAAAAGACGAAAATGGAAATTTTCGAATTAAAAATGATTTTGGAAATATTGTTTTTGAATTCGAAAGAATGTCTGCATACGAAGTTTTTAAAAAATTCTATGAAGAAATTGACAAAGAACTAGAAGACGAACTTAATAATTCATGGGTTGATTATGATGATTATGAATTCTCAGAAGAACCAACTGTCTATGATTATGATGACTGCGATTACACCGACTAGGAGAAACAATGGGTAATTTTACAACAGCTAAAGCAACAACATTTTTCGATATTGAAACAACACACTTGGATCCTAGCAGATCTGCTATTCTAGAAATTTCAATCACAACTGACTGGGATAGTGGTAGTACAGATACATGGACAACTAAAATTAAACCTAAGCCGGTCGAATTGGAGTTTGCTTCTGAAGAAGCTTTGAAAATTTGTGGATACAATGAAAGCGACTGGGCAGATGCCCCTACGTTTGAAGAAGTAGCCGATACAATTGCTAAAAAACTTAGATTCGGTCCAATCATTGCACATAATATTGATTTTGATATTAATCATTTGACAGCTGTCTTTGAAAGATATGGGTATAAAAAATGGTCAAGAGACTCTCAAGAGTCTGACAAGACTTACAGTTTTGGTTATCCTAAAATCGACACATGTGCTCTGGCTTATTTGTTTCTTCCGACAGAACGCCAGAATCTAGATACATTGAGAGAGCACTTAGATATTTCAACAGAAGGTTCACACACTGCTGGAAAAGATGTCGAAGATTGTCGTCAAGTTTTCTATCATATTATTAGCAACACAGTTAATAACTAAAAATGTAATTCTATGCATGCCCAGTATATACTAAAAACATCAAACAAACCTTAACTAAAGAGAAAAATAATGGAAGATACAATTTCAATTACAAAAAGCGAATTTATCGAATTCGTAACGACAGGATTCCCGATCGATCTAACTAGCTTAGAAAAACAAGAATTCTATACTGCCTTTGAGTACTATGTCAACACAGATGATAATAGCTTTATGGCAGAACAAGATTTGGATGGCGTTAGAGTTTATGCTGGGTTAAGCACAGAGATTTGTTTTGTCAAGTATGACGATGAAAAAATCTTAATCCTGACAGCATTTGATGAGGGTGATGAAGATTATTCTCCAGAATTCTCCGCCACAGAATGCAAAACAATCTTAGCACAAGCTTGTCAAGGAATCATTATGTTTACAAAAACATACGCGATTGCGACAGGTAAATTTAAGATTGAGCGAAACGAAACCGAAATATCAACAGAAAAACTATTAGGCGACAATGATAAATATAACCCGTGGATTCTTTGAGGAGACAACAATGAATTTTCAAAAGAATGATATTGTGCTTTGCACAAAAAAGACAAGATCAAAACACTTTCATACAAAAGCTGTACCACAAGATATGTACATTGTAACGTCAGTCTTTGTTAACAATTTTGGTACATGCAAGGTCTTTATGGTTGATCAAAAAGGCGATCAATTTTATACAACAGATAATTGTTTAGAAGTAGTTATTTCACACAAAGACTTTAAATATCGTAATGATGATTCCGTTTCAGATTCACAAAGATTGCTAATTGAATCTTTTGAAAAGGGAAAGCGTGCCTGGATGGACAAGACTTACGTTCCTGTATTCGGATCTCACCTCTACGACTATACAGGTCATCCTGTTCTAACTTCTAAAGATAATAATGCAGTACTTCTTAAAAAGGTCGGGCGCGATGAAAAGATTTGGGTCAATAAAGAATTGGTTCATGATGACGATATTAAATTGTTTATGTCTTCTTCACTCGCTCCAGATGCATCAAAGAAGGGAAGTGTATCAGAAACTATCACATTTAGAGTTCCGACTTGGTTTGCAGAAAAGAAAGGATTTATTGGCGGATAATTTTTTGACTGAATATTTATATCAAGGTGGATAGCAATGAAACTTAAAGTTAAAATAGATGATGTTCCTTTTGGGACAAGTATCCAAGATATTGAAGTTCCTGATGTACTGAAGAAAAAAATAGATACAGGCATCGATTACTTTAATTGTATTCTTGGTGGAGAAGGCTTTACACCTTCGATGGTTTCTCTTTTTACCGGAACTCCAGGTGCAGGAAAAACAACAATGATGCTAACACTTGCCAATGCTTTGCAAGGATCTGGCGCACAAGTCATCTTTAACACAGCTGAAGAAAGTTTATTTCAAATTAAAATGACTGTCGATCGTCTTAAGCTTCGTCATAAATTTCTTGTAGGTGGAGAAGACAAAATTCCAGAACTTCTTGAAGGATGTGATAAGATCAGAGAAGCAAATCCTGATCGTCCTTTCTTTCTTATTGTCGATTCACTCCAATGTATGGATGATGGCTATTTTAAGAACGGAAGAATCACATCACACACATCAGAAAGAGCTTTAGGCATGTTAACTGACTATGCCAAAGAACACGCTGTAAACGTAATCGTTATTGGTCAAGTAACTAAAGATGGAAAGATGGCAGGTTCTAACAAGCTTAAGCACATGGTTGATAGTCATATTCATTTATCGGTGGAAGAAAAAGACCCAGACTTGGTTGGCTGTCGCGTTTTAATGGCACAAAAAAATAGATTTGGAGGAGGAGGACATATTGTCTTTTTAAGTCTTCACAGATCAGGTTTTAATGAAGTTGCCCGTTTAAGCAATTCAGGTATATAGGGAATAAAGATGAGTATATGGACAATAGGATATGTTGTTAATGGTGATAAGTCACTTCCGCGATATATCGAAGTATACTCATCCGGGCCTTTTGAAGCGTATAGAAATGGTTGGGAAGTAGCTGCGATTATTGAGAAAACAAATCATGAAAAAATTGCGCTAACTGTAATTCAATCAGGTGATATTGATTCAAATAAAAAAAGATTCAAAATAGAAGAAGAATTTATTATAAAAAGAATTGAAGATAAATAGTTATAGAGCGAATGGGGGTGTAGCTCAGTTGGGAGAGCACTTGCTTTGCACGCAAGGGGTCAGGAGTTCGAATCTCCTCATCTCCACTCTTTAACATTATCTTTTGTTTCGGTGTTGTGTCCGAGCGGTTTAAGGAACCGGTTTTGAAAACCGGCATGGTTAATAGCCATCCAGGGTTCGAATCCCTGCAACACCTCATTTTTCAAGAGGGAAATAATGAAAGATATTATATTGTTTTTAGATCATGATGGCGTAATTTGCACTGACAGAGAATGGGGCAAAAGAAGCTCTATGAATACAAAGTTCGACCCACTCAATATGATGGCTATAGCCAGACTAAATTCAATTTATAAAGATGTCAATTTTAAAATTGTTTGTTCATCAGACTGGAGACTAAGTGCTGATATTGAAGAAATGCGAGCGATTTATAAGACAAATGGAATTGCTGCAGAGTTAACAGGGTACACAGAAAAATTAGATCCCGCCCGTTTCAGTGAAAAAGCAACAGACACACGCACACGCGAAATATTAAAATACGTTGACGAGAATTCAATTCAGCGCTGGTTTGTAATTGATGACATGTATTTACCTAAGCTTCCTAAGAAGAACTATTACAGAACAAACCTGTATGACGGTTTGACTCAATCTGACGTTCCAAAGATCTTAGAAAAAATGAGAAAACTTTAAAAAAGTTTTAATAAAAAATGTAATCTTGGCAAACAT